CATGGTTCCTTGAGCGTCGTCATCGTGACAAATGGGGACAGAAGATTGACGTTGCCTCTAAGAATGTCGATGTCAGCGCACTTGATAGGTTCCTGAACGCTGTGGATACAATAGCAAACACAGATGCAGCACCTACTCAGGCCAACGCCTCTGAGAAGCTGCAAGGAGGCTCTGACGATGCGATTACTTGACAAGTACCTGCTGATAAGGATTGCGAAGCTTGAGAAGGCGAATGAGCGTCTATCCAAGGAGAATACAGCGCTGCTTGAACGCCTCTACAACCTCAATGAGGCCTTGAATGCTGCACATGACCTGCTGAAGGTGTATGAGAGGAGCGATAGGAAATGACTCGGCACCCTGAAAAGCGTCACTCTATTCCGAAGTGGCAAATAGCTGACATGAATATTGCCTCTGCCGAACACGCTCGTGTCATCTTCAGCGCTCAGTTAGAAGCTGCTGGCTTTGACCTCAAAAGGCAGATTATCAGCTATGAAGGTATGGCTACTGGCTGTCTTATCTTCGTCCAACCTGCTTACGAAAGTTAATATACATCCTTTATGCAACAATCCTGCATACTCATGCAAGGACAAGCTCCAATGCCATCAACCTTTGAAAGTAAATTCAAAGGAAGGTGTCTCTCAGAGGGGGGTTTACACCACTGATTAACTTTCTAACTTTAATAGGGTTAGGGAGCTAAGAAGTGAATAAATATACGAGTTGGTGAGCGGACATGGCACTCATGATGTCTGAGAAGCAGAAGGACTACTATAGCAACAGCAACGCGAAGATTAACATAAGTCATGGCGCTGTTCGCTCAGGCAAAACGTGGATAACAAACCTGCGTTGGCTGAAGTACATAAGGCAGGGGCCTCCCGGTACTCTGCTTATGTCAGGACGCACGAAGGACAGTATCAAGGAGAACGTCCTGAATGATATCTTTGACCTCGTAGGCAAGGAGAACTATCATTACAAGGAATCGACTGGCGAACTGCTGATATTTGGAAGGCAGATCAAAGTAGTAGGCGCTGACGACATTGACGCTGAGAAGCGCATAAGAGGGCGCACATACGCAGGCTGGTACGGCGATGAAATCACAATCCAGCATCCTTCCTTTGTTCGTCAGGCTATTTCACGTTGCTCTGTCGCTAACGCTCAGATATTCTGGACGACGAATCCTGACCATCCTAAGCATCACATCAAAACAGGCTTTATCGACAACAAGACAATGCTCAAGGCAGGCATGGTGAAGGTATGGCACTTCCTCCTGACTGACAACCTGACACTGACGAGCGACTATATAGAGCTTGTGAAGGCCTCCTTCTCAGGCGTATTCTATCAGCGTAATATCCTCGGTCTGTGGGTAATCGCTGAAGGTATGGTCTATCCTGAATACAGCCGCGAAGCTCATAGAGTAGGACGCAAGAAGATTGCAGGCATGTTGCTACGCAAGGCCTTCAAGGAGTACATTGCAGGCGTTGACTGGGGGTCAAGTCATCCTCTCGTAGGCCTGCTGATAGGTGTAACCGCTGATGATGAATATTATGTGATAGACGAGTTCTACAAGGAACGAATGCAGACAGAAGACCTTGCTCACTTCTTCCTCAAATGGGAGGAGATATTGGGCGAGAAGATTTATGTCCTGTTCTGCGACTCTGCCGAGCCTGATAGAATCATAACCTTACAAGCTATGGGCCTGAAGGCCAAAGGCTGCGATAAGGAGCAGGCAGCAGGCATTAACAGCGTTCAAACTGCTCTCAGGCACGAGCGACTATACATTAATGAGAAGTGCGAGAACGTTGACAACGAATTTCAGACCTATCGGTATCCTGACAAGGATGAAGACCCTACGAAGTACAAGCAGGACAAGCCTCTCGACGAAGATGATCATGCTATGGATGCTCTCAGGTACGCTATACACAACTATGAAAAATACCTCATTGGTCAACAGCGCAAGCTTGAACGCGAGAAGCGCAGACAGGAAAAGGTGCGCAGACGCAAAGGTGAGAATGCTGCCAACTAATGATTATTGTTTCCTGAATCGCTTCGCATTATGAGAGGAGGATTTTGTCATGGGACTGCTTGATAGCGAAGGTATGAAGCCTGAGCCGAACGGGTTGCAAGGATACACACCTGACACGCCTTTCAGTGAAGAAGCACAAGCGCTGTACCTCGTTGAGGAAATCGACATCACGACTGAAGAAGCTGTGGAATACATCTTCGACAAGCTGTTGAATGATCATGGCATTATCGCTGACAGGACAGAGCTTACAGGCATTGTGCATTATGCCTTTAACTACCTCGGCGAGAAAGGCCTGTTCGAAACGATTGACGAGGATTGCGATGGAAAATGGGACGAAGAAGGAGTGTAAGCCATGTTCGGTTTAAGAGGCGAGAAGCTGCGCGAGGCCTTCGAAACACAGGTATACAGAGGAAGGCAGACGCCTCTTCCTTTCAGTCAGCTTGTGCTTGCTGTACGTCATTCTTCTGGTGCTATTGAGTTCATCATTAACACCGAGAACGTAGAGAGCAAGATTGACTATGTTCTGAACGTATATAATTCCAAGTTTCAACTTCATGCGAACCCTACTATTGAGATAGCGGGGTATCTGCTGCTGTAGGGGGGTGAGAATACAACATGAGCAGACGCAAAAATAAGGTATCGGCAAGAACGGTGCGCAGCGAGGCAGCACCTATTACGAAGGCCTTGGAATCTCAGAACCTCAAAGATACCAAAGAGGTAGAGATTGCAGGCATTCAAGGTGAAATACCTCCTCCGTATCCTGCAAGAGAGCTACAGAAGCTTGTTGAAATGTCTACTATCTTACAGCAATGCGTTGAGGCTTACAGGCGTAACATTGTAGGCTTTGGCGCTGTTCCTCAGTATATTGACGATGAAGTGTCAAAAGGTAAAGAAACTTCCTCTCAATTAGCTGAATGGGAACTGCTTGAAGATTGGGTCAGATACTTCTCGCCTGAGAAGGCCTTTGAAGACATTATGGGGTCTATCGTAGCTGACAAGGAGATTACAGGCAACGCATATCTCGAAGTTATCAGAGACGGTGCTGGTCTTCCTGTCGAAGGTGTACGCCTTGATCCCAAGTATGTGAAAATCACACAGCTATCCGACTTTGTTGAGGTAGATGTGATGATAGGCACAGTCAAGACAAAGCGCAAGAGGCGCTTCAGGCGCTATGTGCAAGAAATCGGTGGCACTAAGATTTATTTCAAGGCCTTCGGTGATCCTCGCATTATCGACAAGCGCTCTGGCGAAGTAGCATCAGGCTTGATTGAAGAAGAGAATCAGGCGAACGAGGTCATTCACTTCAAGATCGGTGAAGACACATACGGCATTCCTCGCTGGATAGGTCAACTCGTTCACATGTACGGCGCGCGCAAGGCTGAGGAGCTTAACTACCGCTATTTTCATCAAGGTAGACACACTCCTATGGCAATCTTGCTGCACAATGCCGAGCTTACGCCTGAGTCTGAAGAGGAGCTTGACGCTTATTCGAAGACTGTCGAAGGTACTGACAATGCTCACAAGTTCCTCGTGCTTGAGGCTGAAGGCGTTGGCGAAGGTATCTTGGACGATGAAAAGAAGAACGCCAAGATTGAAATCAAGTCGCTTGCTGAAATGCTGCAAAAGGACGCGCTTTTCCTTGAGTATGACGAGGCGAGCAGGCAGAAGGTACAGAGTGCTTTCAGGCTGCCCGACATCTACCTTGGTAGAAGCGCTGACTTCAATAGAGCGACTGCTGACACAGCACGTTCTATTACTGAGGAGCAGGTATTTGAGCCTGAGCGAGGCATATACGAGTGGGCTATATCCTGCCTTCTCCTTCAGCCTTTTGGTTTGAAAGAAACCAAACTCGTGTTCAAGAAGCCTGAAATCAGTGACTACGAGAGCCTGTATAAGATTCTCGACGTTATCAACAAAATCGGCGGCGTAGCGCCTAACGATGTTCGTGACCTCCTTGGTAAGCTGTTAGGCAAGCAGCTTGAGCCGTTCGATGGTGACGAATACAACCTGCCAGCAGGTGCTATGAAGGCGAAGGCTGAAGTCGAGCAGATGCAGACAGCAACGAAGCTGTCAGTCTCAGACGCAGCGAAGCAAAACCAGAGCGTTCAGAAAGCTACATCTGCGCGTGATGACCTGATAGACCTCCTGAAGGACTTAGGAGACATTCTTCAGGAGCAACACGCTCAGATTGAAGGACTGACTGCCTCATGAGCATGGACAAACGCCTTCAGCGCATATTCAAAGCCATTGAGCGAATCACGAAGATAGAGGACGAGGAGCTTGCAGACCTCATTAAAGAGTTTCCTGAAGCTGACGCGCTTATACAGTATATTGCTGCCTACGAGAAAGACTTGGCAAAGCTGCTGAAGGAAGAGAAGAAGTTCTTCATTCAGGCTGTACAGCAGTACCTTGCAGGCGCTCAGACAGGCAACATTCTTGTACAGGCTATGCTTGACCTCGTTGTCACTGACATGCTTGCTGATGATCCCTTTGACGCAAAGCTTGCGGCACAATCGAAGGCTTTTTTGACAAAGGCTTGTCAAGAACTCTGCACGAAGATCATGGACATTATCGACAAGGACGTACCTTTTCAAATACTCTCGCCGCGCACAACTCAATGGATTGAGTCATGGTCTGAAGACCTTGGCAAGCTCATGAAGCTGACGAGTCACGAGGCTGTAGAGAACGTCTTGAAGAAAGGCATTGCTGAAGGCCTCGGCATAGACAAGATTGTGGATGAAATGAAAGACTTGCCAGAGTTTTCACGCAGGAGAGCAAGAGCGACTGCAATCACTGAAGTCTTGACAGCATCCTCAGTATCACAGAATGAGGCCTACGCTCAATCGCCTGCTGTCGAAGGCAAGACCTGGTTGCACTCAGGCAGCAAGAAGAATAAGCCGCGAGAGCATCATGTCAAGCTGCACGATGTTACCATAGGCAAAAATGAAAAGTTTCTCATAGAAGGCCCGAAAGGCAGCTTTCAGGCTTCATTCCCGCGAGATACTGCGCTTCCTGCTTCTGAACGAGTCTTTTGTCATTGTGCATTAGCTCCTTCAGTGAATGAAAGTATACTCGGCCTGAGCAAGCAGGAAAAAGAAAGCATCAGGGAGCAGGTGTTAAGGGAGCTGGGAAAGGTGTGACACTATGGAATGGGATACGGAGGGAAAAACGGTGGACTCTTGTGCTGCATGTGAGTGGGACCATGAAAACGTTGCGTTTTTTAGCGCCAATCCTGGTCTTTACTTCAAATGTCCTCTTACGCTTGCGACTGTACGAATCGCACCTAATGGTTCGTATCGTGTCGTAAAAGCGAAAAACGTGGACATTCTCTTTGGAAGGGGGTGAGAATATGCCAAGAGAACTGAAAAACGCACAAATAACCCATGTATCCTACGTAGACAAGGCAGCCAATAAACGTCAATTCTTCCTGATGAAGGCAGAAGGTGACAAGCAGCCGAACTTTACGCGGGACGTCAAGATTCTCACCAAGGCTGACGACGAGCAAATGTTGGTCTATGGTGTTGTATATGAGCCTGGTGTTGAAGATGCCCACGACGACTTCATGACTGCTGCTGAGATTGAGAAAGCTGCTCACGGCTTCATGAAGGATGCTCAGAACATCGACACTCAGCACAACTTTAAGGATGGCGCAGGCGAAGTGGTTGAAAGCTACATTGCCCCGCAAGATTTCAAAGTTGGTGAGCAGGTCATTACAAAAGGCTCGTGGGTACTCGTCACGAAGGCGACTCCTGAAATCTGGGACGCCATTCAGAAGGGCGAGTTCACAGGCTACAGTATGGCAGGCGTTGCAGAGGTAGAGCAGAAGGACAGCGTAGAGAAGAATTTCTTCAAGCTGGTCAAGGACTTCTTCACCAAAGGCGAAGTAACTGACAAGTTCAACTCCGGCAAAGCGCAGCGCGACTTTCGTGCCGCATTTTATTTGTTTGAAGACGTGTATTACCAGTGTGCGTACAACAGCGATTCAAACGTACCTGACTATCAGCGCTTATCTGATGCAGCTAAGGACTTGGGCGAGCTTCTGCTTGCACTTGCTGCTGAAGGCTCAACCGTTTGGAAATCGCTTGAACCTATCGACAAGGAGAGTGACATTGTAATGATGAAGAAAGAGGAACTGCAACAGCTTATGAAAGAAGCGCTTGAGCCTGTCGTAACGCGCTTGGACAGCCTTGAGAAGGCACAGCCTGAAGCACCTGCTGCCGAGCCTGTAGCGAAGTCGGAAGAAGGCGAAGGCGCGAAGCCTGAAGGCGAGTCTGCTGAAGACATCAAGAAGGCCTTCGCTGACATCGTAAAGGAAGCCCTTGCTCCTATCAGCGCTCGTCTGGATGTCGTCGAAAAGAATCGCGGTATTAGCAAGGCCGCTGACGCTGACGACAAGAAGCCTGCCGAAACTGAAGTTCAAAAATCCATCTGGGCAGGCCTGCTGTAATATCAGCAGCTTTGCACCTATTAAAAGGAGGACTTACACATAATGCCTACTAACCAGCAAATTATCGAAAAAGCAGCAATGATGCTGTCTGACCTGTCCACCGGCGGTAAAATGAATGACACTCAGTTTAACACCTTTTACCGCAAGGTGATTGACAGCCCGACTATCCTGCGGGATTGCCGTACTGTTGTAATGCCTATCGACAGCATGAAGATTGAGAAGATCGGCTTCGGTACTCGCATTCTGCGTCCCGGTGTTGAAGGCGTAGCGCTGCTGGACAATCAACTCAGCAAGCCTACTACTTCCACCATCACGCTGAACGCGAAGGAAGTTATCGCGGAAGTTAACATCACTTACGATACCCTGGAAAACAACATTGAGGGTGACCGTTTGTATGACACCATCATGAACATGATTGCAGAGCGCGTGTCTCTTGACCTGGAAGAGCTTATCCTGAACGGCGATACCTCTCTTTCTGCGACTGACCCGTATCTGGCAATTCTGAACGGCCTGCGTAAGAAGGCTACTTCCCACGTGGTTGACTACGCCAACGCAGACCTGACCAAGACCTTGTTCAAGAAGCTGTACAATGCTGTGCCGACGAAGTACATTCGTAACCCCGGCGACTGGCGTTTCTACGTGTCCTACAGCAATGAGCTGGAGTGGAAGGACACTATTGCTAATCGTCAAACAGCTTTGGGTGACCAAGGCGTTACCTCTGCTAACGTGCCTACTGCATATGGCGTACCTGTTCGCGGTATTGCTATGCTGCAACCGTACACGTCTAACAGCGTTGACGTGAATGATGGTTTCTTCACTCACCCGAAGAACATCCTGACAGGTATCAGCCGGAACATTCGGGTTGAGGTTGACAAGGACATCCGCGCCCGGAAGTTCATCATCGTTGTTACTGCCAAGATTGACACTCAATTTGAAGAAGAAGACGCTGTGGCTAAGGCCATCAAGATCAAGAACACAATTTCCGGCTAATAATTAGCCTGCGCTATTCAGCGCTCAAATATGCGAGGTAGGTACAAGCTGCCTACCTCTTCTATAATAAGGAGGAGAACTACAATGGCAAAGTTTGCAAGCCTGATTGTTGGTCAGACTTATGACGTGATGGGCATTCGCTTTACTGCGAACAACCCGATTGAGGTAGACGAGGCGCTTGCTGACTACCTCGAAGATAACGAACAGTTCGAAATCACTTCCGGCAAAGCTCCTTCCAAGGAGAAAGCAAAGGGCAAAGGCAAGGACGCTGCAAAGGCTGAAGTGAAAGCTGATGCTGATGCAGACGAAGAACTTGCGCGCCTTCAGGCTATTGCTGCTACCTTGGAACTGGAAACCGAAGGCCTGAGCGTTGACGAAATCAAAGCCCTGATTGAAAAGGCTGAGAACGAGTAATCCCATAAGGGAGAAAGGATGACGTACAATGCCCAAAATTCCTCCGGAAATCGGTAAAGGCGGCGCGCACCTGAACGAAATCAGGACTCTGCTGTACAGCCTCGTAGATGACCTCACGAGCGTGAAAGCTGAACTGGCAGACCTGAAGACGAAGTACAACGCGCACACGCATACTGCAAATGATACTGCGATTATCGCAGGTCAGCGCGGTACTGTCTCCTCTACCATTACCACTACGAAGTAGGTGGCCTGAATGTCCTTAATAGCTCCGTCTGACGTGAAGGAATACACAGCTTACGAGACTGTGAAGGCGCGCGCTGACGCACAGCTTGCTTTCGACATAATTCAGGCGGAGCAGGACATTTTCTCTTACTGCGGTCATGATTTCACCGCAGACGAGTACACTCCGCTGCCTGTACCTGTCAAAATTGCGCTAATCAAGGTAACTGAATACTATTCGCTGATCAACTCTGATGAATCTGGCATCAAAGGTTACAAGTCAGAGAAGATTGGCGATTATCAGTATCAGGTAGGCGACTCTGCGGGGACGCCTATATTTGCGCGTTTTGCGCTCGCCTCGCTGCTCAAGCCTTTCATTTTACCCGGCAAAGGCGGACCTCGCTTCCGGTTGAGGGGGATATGATATGTCGTATGCCTCTTTGCTGTCTGAGCGAGGCGACTTCTTCAGGCTGAAGGAAATCAAAGCGCCTCGTGCCTATGGCGCTCCTGAGAAGAAAACCTTCGGCTATGACGTAACGCCTGATCTTGCTGACGTGCCTTGTCAGTCTGTACGCTTCGTTGGTCAAGCAAAAATCACTCAGGAAGAACCCAATCGTGTAGTAGAAGCGCAGTTTCTTTTGCATGTAGGCATATCGCAAGATATACGCCTAAATGACAAGATCATCCTTTATCCTAAAGGTGATACTGCGAAAGCGCGTGGCGTTGCTTACAAGCTGCGTGAGCCTCGCAATATTCGAGGACATCATTGGGAAGTCGAAATCTATCGGGATGAAAGTCTATGACCGGAATCCAAGGACTTGACGACTTTCTGAATGACCTGACGAAGCTACAGAACATTAAGAATGAGATACCTTTATGGCTCGAAGCCCTATCCTTTCAGTTCCTCGAAGAGGTTCAACGTGAGATTATACGGTCCCAGACAGTAGACACTCGCAGGCTATTGAACAGCTTCGACAAAGGAAATGAAGATGGCGTATTCGAGTACAGTAATGGTGGTCTTACACTTGAGGTTGGCACGAACCTTGAATATGCGCGCTTTGCGAACGATGGTCACATGACTGTCAGGCCTGACACTCCCGGTGCGAAGCGCTTGAAAAACGGTCAACTTGCTCGCTGGGTTCCCGGCTACTGGCGAGGCGGTGAGTTCGTGTATGACAAAGGCGCGAAAACAGGAATGCTCTTAAAGGCAAAATGGGTGGAAGGTTCGCATTATTTTGATACGGCATTCAAAATTTGGGAGGCTATGTTCGGCAAGTCTCTTGAGAAAAAGTTTGCCATGTATCTCAATAATCCTACTATGTCTAAGAAAAGGGGGAAATAGTATGCTTGAGCAGGAGCTTGGTTCGCTTATGAAGCATGTTCATGCTGCGTTTCCTGTCGATATCTGGACAACAAACGCCACGAAAGACCTTTTGCCTCCTACGCTATACTTCCCTCCCCCGATAATGACAAGTCGTGTCATCATGCCCGACGCCTTTCAGTATTCATACACGCTTAACGTCAAACTGTTTCACAAGAGTCAGGAAGAAGCATTTGCTCACGCTCATGCTATTTCCATATCTCTCTGCAAGTACAGAATGACGTTTAAGCTCATGGACGAGGCAGGCGAGGACACAGGCAAAGTGAAGAAGCTGAAGGCTGTCAGAGTGTCAATGTTGACGCAGCCTGACGAGGAAAATCACATTGCCGAAATCGCTATCGAATGGGATTCAATATACAGGTATGAGCAAGAAGCATATGAGAAGATGATGGAAGTCAACATCAAGAGATTATCAAAGGAGGAATAGACATGGCAGGAGGTTCTTGGGACCCGGCTTCTGCGAAGGTGCGCCCCGGTCTTTACATCAACTTCAAAAATGCCGCTATTGCCGCTATTCAAGGCGGCGCTCGCGGTACTGTCGCTGTTCCGCTTGTGACCTATACAGGCGCAACAGCAAAGAAGCTGTATGAAGTGGCTAACGTTGCTGAAGCCTCTCAGCTTTTCGGCGCTGCAAACATCAAGCCCATTCAGCGTATTTTCAAAGGCGGTGCGAACAAGGTTATTGTGTACACCTTGCCCGCTTATGATGCGCAAACAGCCGCGCAGGATTACATTGACATGCGCGCTGCGTTCGATACTCGCATTTTCAATGTGTTCGTGTACGCAGGCGAAGTGACGAGCGCAGAGCAGGACAACGCGCTTGCGTGGATGCAAGGTAACAAAGCTGAGGGCAAACTGTTTCAGGTGGTATTCGGTGGCTCTGCTGCTGATGATCAAAACCCCGCAACAGGCAATGCGCGTACTACGCGCCTCGCAGACCCCTATGCTGTTAACCTGATTGTCGGCACGATTGAAAGTGGCGTTGTTATCTCGTCCGCTGAGTTCGCTGCCGAAATCGCGGGCCTGATTGCAGGAACGCCTATCAACAAGTCCATTACTTACGCACAGGTGCGTGTCGATGATGTCAGCAAGCGCCTGACAAATGCGCAGATCATCACAGCACTTCAGGCTGGCTCGCTTGTCCTTGTGCATGACGGTGAGAAGGTGAAGGTTGAGCGCGGTCTTGCTACCGACAAGAGCAAAATTCGTAAGGTGCGCGCTGAAATCGCTATTCAAACTGACATCACGAAAACAGCCAATGATAACTACATTGGCAAGATTGACAATAACACTGACGGTCAGAAGGCGCTCATTGCAGCTATCAAGGCATTCCTTGAAACGCTGGTAACTATGAACGTCCTCACCGAGGACTTGACTGTCGGTCTGAGTGCTGATTATCCTTCTGTAGGTGACAAGGTTTACATTGACATCAGCTTTACAGAGGTAGACAGCATGGAAGAAATCTATCTCACCATCACGGTCAACTAAGAGAGGAGGTATAGCTTACTATGGCACTTGACGAAAAGCGCATTATTAATGGTCAATATGGCGAGCTTTGGCACGAAGGTGTATGGCAAACCAACGTCATTAGCGTAGAGGCTTCCGTCGAAATCACGAAGGAAGAAGTAAATCGCGCAGGTACTCGCTGGGTAGGTCACAAAGCTACCTCGCTTAAAGGTACAGGCACGATGCGTGGTTACAAGGTGACTTCCGACTGGGTTGAGCGTATCGGCACTATCGCAAATGACCGCAATTCTGCCTATGTGACAGAGCTTATTATTGCTCTGAAAGACCCCGAAGCATGGGGGTCTTATCGTTTGCGTCTGAAAGGCGTTTCCTTCGACAAGATTGACCTCGTTAACTACGAGCTTGGTCAACTGGTTGAAGAAGAAATGGCCTTCACCTTCACAGGCTTTGACCTGCTGGACAAATACACAGCCGTTTAATATATTCAAAGAGGCGAAGAGGCAAAAGCCTTTTCGCCTTTATTCTAAGGAGGAGAACACGAAATGAATGAAGAACTGGAGAAGAAAGAACAAACTGCCGAGGACGTACTGAATGCGCTGCTTTCGACTGAACACGTTGTACAGAAGAAAATTCACATGAAGCGCTTTGGCGTAGATTTTACTATCTGCGCTGTTGACGGCAAGGTCATTGACCGCATTAGCGAGCGCTGTACGCGCTATGTAGGCAAAGGCAGCAAGCGCACGAAGGAAATGGATGAACTGCTGTTCGGCGCGCTGCTGATCAAGCATGGCTGTGTTGAGCCGAAATGGGATGATCAACGCCTGTTGACTGCCTATCAGACGCATGACGCCGCTGACGTTATCAAGCTTCGCCTGCTCGCTGGCGAGATTAGCAAGCTGACCTCCGAAATCATGACTCTCAGCGGTTACGAAGATGACGAGGACAGCATTGACACGGTAAAAAACTAATAAAGGAAGGTGGCGAAGCATTTTGCTTGCACCTTGTATATCAGCGCCACCACCTTCCTCCACATGAAGTATACAACCTTCCAAAGAAACAAAAGAATTTCATGTATGCCTCTGACCTGCTCGCACTTGAGGAGGAAAAGGCCGAAGCTGATAGAATGAAACGAAAGTAGGTGACGAAATGGCGGGCAAACAATACAGGCTGACAGCGGTCTTGTCCTTGCGTAATAAGCTTTCAGGTCAATTGTCCAAGGTTAAATCTGCTACCTCTAAGGTGGCGAAGACCGTGAGCAAAGACATGAGCGCTATATCCCGCGCTGTATCGACAGGCGCGAAGCGAGTCAAGACTGTATCTGGTAGACTGTTTCAGCCTATCTCAGGCGCAGCGACTCAAGCGACTATTGCAGTCAAAGGCCTTGTGTCAGCCGTGAAGAAGGTTCGCGGCATTTCTGCTCCAACAACTCGTCCGGCTACAGCAGCGCCTCCACAATCTAATGCAGTTTACTCAGGAGGACGCTGGCGTAATCCTAATACAGGACGCTTCGTAGCTGGTGCAAACGCTGCGACAAACGCCGCGATTCGCGCGACGACAGCAACAGGAAAAACATCCACCTCCCTGAACAAGCTGACACAGAGCAACGCGCGCGCAGGTTCGAGCTTCATGTCTATGACAAAGGGTATCGTAGGCATGACTGCTGCCTTCGGCGTACTTACAGCAGCAGCGTCCCCCTTCCTGAAGGTGGTTCAAGGCATTAAAGATGCGTTCAAATTCGAAATGAACCAAGCGACGATAACAGCAATGTTCAAGGGCGACACGAAGCAAGCCGACGCATACATGAACATGCTCAGTAAACGAGCGCTTGACTCACCACTGTTTCAAGAACAAGACTATTTTCAGTATTCGAAATCGTTCGTCGGTATGTCTAAGGACATAAACCAACTGAGCGCCATGTGGGGAATCGCTGAAAGACTTGCTGCGGCTGACCCTGTACAAGGTCTTGAAGGTGCGGTATTCGCTATGCGCGAAATGTTCTCCGGTGACGCTGTTTCGATGGTTGAACGTTTTGAAATGCCGAGAGCAAAAATGAACGAAATCAAGAAACTCGACATCAATGGGCAGATTAACGCTCTTGACAAACAACTGTCAGAAATGGGTTTCGGTGCCGACTTCCTCGACAAGATTTCTGATACCGGAACAGCTTACAAGAATCAAATTCAAGAGAAATTCCAAAAGGCGTTCAAGAACATCGGTACAGGCGCGCTTGAGGAAATGAAACCTCGTATGAAGGCCTTCAACGAATCGCTTGATACAGGAGGCCTTGAGCAGTTTACGAAGATTGGCACGAAGGTCATGAAGACTTTCTTCAGCTACACGTTCAGAGGCTTTGACATGTTCGTGAACAAGGTAGCGAAGCCTTTCGTCAAGTGGTTCAAGGAAATGAGCGCTTGGACTTATCCTCTTGCGAAAGGAATTGGCGTTGCAATCGCAGCCTTTGCAGCTTTCAGCGCTGTGACGATGGTTATTCGCGCTGTAGGCGCTGCTATATCGTTCCTAACCTCTCCTATCGGTCTTGTCCTCGTAGCTATAGCGCTGCTGTATGCTGCGTGGGATGGAAACTGGTGGGGATTCCGTGATACGGTAATTAAGGTGTGGAACTACATCTTCCCGTATCTGACGAAGGCGTGGAACTGGATTGTCAACCTGTTCAAGACGAGTGGGCCTAAAATACAGTCAACAGTCATGTCTATGATGTCAAAGGTCAAGCAGATTTTCCTAACCTACTGGCCTATGGTAGTAAACATTGCCAAACAGGTTTGGGGAGTCCTTGTTAACATTTACAGGACGTTCGCGCCGATTATCGTGCAGGTTGTGCAGTATGCGTGGGGCTTGATTCAGCGGATCATTGCTTTTGTAATGCCCTTCATTGTCGGGCTAATTCAAAAATATGTACCGATGATTGTCAAAGCCTTTCAAACTGTCTACAACTATATTATGATGATCATGCCGAAGGTGCTTGAGGTCATAACGCGCATTTGGAACACAATCTGGCCTATTGTCAAGTTTGCTGTTGACGTGATATGGGAAGTTGTTAAGGTGGCGTTTACGGCAATTTGGGGAATTATCGAATGGGTAATGAACCTCATTGTAAACGTCATTCGCGTTGCTTGGGATGTCGTCTCTGGCGTGTTCAACTTCTGGGTATCGCTGCTTTCAGGTGACGTTGTAGGAGCCTTTACAGGCCTGTGGGATACCGTTCAAAAGGTGTTCGGCAAGAACGGCATTACCAAAATTTTCACAGACGCTATAGGCGGCGCTTGGGATGTTGGCAAGAACCTCGCAGGTGCGATTCGAGACGGATTCACAAACGTGTTTACGAGCTTCATTGATAATGTCAAGGGCTTGTGGGATGGGCTTACAGGCTGGTTTAAAAAGGGTGACAAGAAGATTTCTCCGCAGCTTGAAATTCCTTCTGAGGCAGAGCGCGCAGCATTTATTCCTGGAGGCTACAGCGCTGCAAGAGGCTCCTTTGGGCCTGCCCCGAAAACACCTGCCTCTATTCCTTACAAGTCGCATTCAGGTGGCCTTGATTATGTGCCTTACGATGGCTACAAGGCAAACCTGCATAAAGGCGAGCGCGTGTTAACCAAGGAAGAAAACAAAGAGCAGAGCAGCGCGCAGCGTCCTATCATCGTCAACATTCCCAAGCTTGCTGATACTATTAATGCAAGTGACCCGAAGGACGTTGATAAGATGATGGGTATATTCGCTCGCAAACTGAATGAGTTAGGAGGCGCGCCCGCATGATGGAGTTTTGGTTGAGCTTCAACAATGGTGCAGAGCGCATAAGACTTCCTGTCAATCCTGAAACGCTGCGAATCAAGTTTGGCATGAAATACGATGACATTCAGGTGAATAAGCTCGGCGAGTATACAGTGATAGGAGACCCGTTGGGGGTGGAGATTGACTTCGCCTCCTTTTTTCCTCTTCGCTTTGACCCGACTTACGTTAACTATCCTGAGCCTGGCAATCCTTGGAGTCTCGTAGGTCAGATTCGCAGGTGGCATACTTCAGGAAAACCCATGCGCCTGACAATCACAGGTACACCCATCAACTATGCTATGACAATTCGGGACTTCGAAGTTTCCGAAACGTTTGGCTCTGTTGGTGACTTATATTATTCCCTATCGTTCAAGGAATACAAGTTCATTGACGTGAAGAAGGTAGACCTGACAGACCCGATAGTGCAAGGTTCTGGCGAAAGGCCTCCTCCTGACACAGCTTCGGCTTCAGGTAGCTCGTACACTGTCGCGTCAGGTGATTCGCTCTGGAAGATTGCAGCGAAGCAGCTTGGTAGTGGTGATAGGTGGAATGAGCTTTACGAGAAGAACAAGGCGACAATTGGGGCGAATCCTAACCTTATTAAGCCCGGGCAGGTGTTGATCATACCATGAGCATCAGCGTTGTGTATGTCGAAGGAGGAACGCAGACAGTTCTTGACACAATTGTTATCAGTATCACTTGGTCAGGCGATACGCAACAGGCTATGCGCAAGCTTGAAGTCAGCCTTCAAAACGTGTCTAACTTCTATGACAACGGCGCGAAGCGTGTGGTAGACATTAAGCTCGGCAAGGAATTGCGTCTGCTGGAAGATTCGAAGGAACTTTTTCGTGGCGTTGTGTTCGCCACTGAAATTGACCTGAGAGGACACTTCACCTGTACTGCCTATGACGAGGCTGTGTACCTGACGAAGAATAGCGATAGCAAGAAGTGGCTGAAAAAGAAAGCGTCCGACATCGTAAGCGAGCTTTGCAGCGAGTATGGCATTGCGACAGGCTCTATTGAGGATACAGGCTATGTCATTCCAAAAATGATCATTAAGAATAAATCTCTGTACGAGCATATCATAACCGCATTAACCGAAACTCGCAAGAACAATGGCAGAACGTTCAAGCTCATTCAGGCTGATGGCAAGCTGAACCTGTACGAGCGCAAGAAGCAAGTTAGTCAGCATGTGATAGAGAATGGTGTGAACCTCATAGAGGCCAGCTATTCTGTGAACATGGATGACATGCGCACGAAGGTTAAGGTCATCGGAGGCAAGGAAGACGCGCCTGTGGAAGTGGTAGAACAAAATTCTGCTTTGATAGCTGATTATGGCATCATGCAGCATGTCGAGGAAGTATCTGACGACGATGCCACGCAAGCGCAGATGCAGGCGAAGGCGAAGGAATTGCTTGAACAGCTTGGCACGTTTGACGACGAGGCAGAAATTGAATGCCTTGGTATAACTGAAGTCATTTCAGGAACAGCTATCTACGTCAAAGAGCCTATGACGAACATCATGGGTGGCTATTACGTTACCGCAGACACGCATTCCTTTGAAGGCACAAAGCACATTATGAGCCTGACGCTTTCAGCTACCGACGATATTCCTACTATGAAGTACGAGGAGTGATAACATGGACAGACTTGAAGGCGCAGGCGTTTCAAAGCTCGCTCAGGTTATTCGCAGCCTCGGGTATAACAAAGACGTTGACATTATCTTTGGTACTATTAAGGCTGAACCCCCTGACATCAAGATAAGCCTTGATAACTTCGAGTTTGAGTTGGACAAAGATGACGTGTACTTTGTCGAGTCTCTACTTCCTCGCAAGGTAAAGCTGAAAGCGCAGCTTCGTAGTGACTCGGTTTCAAGCTCTATGTCTACAGCAGGCTATACGCCTCACACGCACGACATTTCAAAGATGGACATTGACGGCAAGCTCGAAGTAGAATACACGCAAGAAGACAATGGTCTAAAGGTAGGAGATAGGGTTATATTGATTGATTACGGACAGGCCTATCTTGTACTCGACAAGGTGGTGAAGTTATAATGGCGCTATCTCCTTTGAATAGCAGCGCACCGCGAACGCAGGTCATAGAGACAACCGTACTGCCTTCAAGGACTTATGAATTTGATTTCACTACAGGCGAGTTTACAGGAAGGATGATAGACGAAGAAACAGCTATTCGGCAATTCATCATGAAGGCTATATACACGCCACGCTTTCGACACATCATCTACACCTATCGTTATGGCTGCGAGGTAGATTCCTTGATAGCTGAGAGCTTGCCTTACGATATGGTTGTGATGGAAGTCGAGCGTATGATACGGGAGGCGCTGATCTACGACGAGCGCATTTCTACCGTTACGGACTTCAGCTTCTCGCAGAAGGCAGACAAGCTTTATGTGGCGTTTACAGTAACAACGAACACAGGAATTGCTTACAGAGAGGAGGCGAATTTTGATGTTTGAGGAACAAACCTCGGCGACAATCTTCGCCCGAATGTTGCTGAAAATTCCTGACAACGTTGACAAGCGCGAGGGCAGTATTGCACATGACATGCTCATGCCCTCGGCTGTCGAACTCGCTCAGGCCTATATTGAGCTTAACAATGTGCTGAACTTCGGCTTTGGTGATACGACTTACGGCGAGTACCTTGATAGGCGTGTATCTGAAGTAGGCCTTACGCGCAAGCTTGCTGCAAAGGCTAACGGGTACGTCAACTTCTATGGAGGTACTGTAGGTACTTTCATTCCTTCAGGAACGCTCCTGCAAACAGCCGATGGCATTCAGTTTATAACCACCGATAACGTGACGCTTGCGAGTGCAGGCAATGCGAATAACATCCCCATCATTGCTGTCCTCGAAGGCTCTACAGGTAATGTGCCTATTGGCGCTATCGTACAAACTCCTGGCTCTACAGGCTTCCTCGTCAATAACACCGCTCCGACCTCTGGAGGCGTTGACATAGAGAACGACGAAGACCTTCGCAAGCGCTACTTTCAGCGTGTGCGTACCTTCGGCGCAGCGGGAAGTATTGGCGATTACATTCGTCTTGCAATGGAAATTCCCGGTATTGCTGATGCTCGTGTATTCTCAGCATGGGATGGACCTACTACGGTCAAGATTGTCCTGTTAGGCACAGACAGGCGAACTCCTTCAGCTACTCTCATTGCGCGCACAGCAGCGCACATCGAGACGAACAGGCCTCTTGGAGCGCAGGTGACTGTAGTAGGTGCTACAGAAATCGCAATCAACGTACACGCAAACCTGACTTTGAAAGCAGGTGGCGTTATGAGCAACGCAATTGCGCAGATTACCGCGAATGTCGTAGAGTATCTGAAAACGCTGGCTTTTACAGACCAAATCATTCGCTATACAAAAATAGCTGACTGCGTTTTGAATGCAGCGGACGTTCTTGACTATGCGAATCTTACGGTCAATGGCTCAAATTCGAACGTACAGATTGCCGATGACCAAGTGGCTGTCATCGGTGCTGTCGTCAATACCTAAAGGAGGATGAACTATGTCTCAATTTTCTGATTACCTTGAAAATGCGCTTATCAATGCTACGCTGCGCGGTGTAAATTTCACAGCGCCTACCGCTGTATACCTCGCGCTGTTCACCTTGAATCCCGGCGACACTGGCGCTGGTACTGAAGTCTCCGGTGGAGGCTATGCTCGTAGACCTATTACCTTTACTGCTCCTTCGAACGGCGTAACGAGCAACAGCGCTGAGGTACTGTTCAATGCAGCCACAGCTAACTGGGGTACTATTACACACATCGGAATTTACGATGCTACTACAGGCGGAAACCTCCTGTATTACTCGCCTATCTCTAATGCGAAGACGATTAATGCGGATGATCAATTGAAGGTATCGACGGGGGATATTATCGTCTCGCTGGCATAAAATCTTGACATAGGCCTGTCAAAAGTGAGGTGAAATCATGCCAGAGGTAAACTTGGTTGATTCCCCGTTAACCATTACTGCTACGGCGGGCGTAACTGCTCGCCTTATTCGTCCTGTCGGCGGCCTCTATGTAGGAAATTTGCTTGGATGGGCGACTGTCACCGCAAATTTTTTTAAGAGGATACGTTACGCAACCAGCGAGCTTGAAGCAACAGCATCATTTTCGGGCAAGCTTACGCGCATAACGCCCATGAGCAAGGCGTATATTCTTGGTACTGCTACTGTAGAATGTGAGACGCTTCATCAGTATAAAAGTCTGGGGCAGGTTGGGATAACTGCCTTCGGTACTATGACCGTCAAACCTCCTAAGCGCTATAGGCTTGCAGCAGCATCCATTCAGGCTGAAGCTTCTATGGAGGCTTTTCGGTGGGACAGGTCAATCTATCAGGACATGTTGGATTACCTGCCCAAATACTATGAGGACTCGTTCACAGTCAGCAAAATCATGCAAGTTGTCGCCAACGAGTATGTGCGCCTCACAGTCAACGCCTATGACGTGCTGAATCAATTCACGCCTGAGACTGCTTCAGAGTGGGGACTTGCTCGCTGGGAAAAAATCTGCTTGATAAAGCCTCTTGAAAACGCGACGATAGCGCAGAGGCGCGCGAGCATCCTGAAGCGCCTGAGAGGAATCGGGACAGTCACTCTCAGCGTGTTCACGTCATTGATTGAGGAATACTACAGCGCGCGAATCGTGGTAGACGAAGAACTTGCACACGTCACTATACAGTGGACAGGTATACGCGACACGCCACCTGAGTTTGCAGAAATTGAGTACCTGACTCGACAAGTATTGCCAGCTCATATGACGTTCGAATTTGAGTCTTCGTTCCTCACCTTTGAGGAGTTGGCGAAGCTGCGATTCAGTCAGCTTGCAGGCATGACATTTACTGACATCAAGAATTACATTCCACCGGGCTACGCGGGACATTAAAGGAGGTTGATAGAACGTGCCCAATAAAACGCCCAACCTTGGCTTGAATCAATATCAACCTGAAGACTTTGCGCTTCGTGAGTATTTCAACGAAGACAATCAGGCGGTTGATAAGAAATTCGACGATAACACAGGTCACAGACACTCAGGCGATAACGGTGACGCGCCTCCTATCGACAGGGACGGAATAGCTAATCAGGCTATCACTGACGAGAAGATTGTTGAGGTTCATGGCAATAAAATCATTCCCGGCACAATTCCTGCAAGCAGGCTGCGTACCTCGTCGAATGACGAAAAGATTCGCCTCATTAACTTGCACCCCGAAGTTATCTCGGCTATCACAGGTAATGCTCCTGTTGCAGGCGAGATTCCTGAAGGCAGCATTACAAAAGAAATGCTTGCGGCTGAATCTGTAGACGGTGAAAAGCTCGAAAGCGGCACCGTAGATTATAAGCATTTCTCTTTGACGAATCGAGCCGCGCTATCAAGTCCTTTTCAGCGTTCGACAGGCACATTTTATCTCGCCAAGGACATTTTGACACTGGCGAACAAAGGACAGGCCTCTGGTGGCGCAACAGTGACGCGAGCGCTGCTGAAGGACTTGCCTGTCAAACCTAAGTGGAATTTGCACACAGCAGCACTTTCATTTCCCTCTGGCTCTGCTGGGCAGTTTAGGATTCCTCTTGACGTGTACACGCAGAGCGCAGGTTTCAACAATAATCAGTCCTTGCAATTCGGAATACTGACAAAGGGCATTATTCCGTATGACTACTTTGTGGGGATGAAGATCAATATCAATGACACGCAGGTCATGAACTATCACGCCACGTTCTACGCAGCGCTTGGCAATGACTGGTATTTGAGGTTTGGCACCTACGATGTCACAAGTCAGATGGTTAGTTCGCCACAATCTAAATTTGATTCTGTGATGATTAGCAAGCCAACTGAATCTCAGGCTGCTAACTTCACCGTGGCGCTTCCTATCGTCGCAGTATGTCGCGGTTCATCCATCGTCAATCTGTTTGAACTTGCCTACAGTTATCTTGACTCTGTGATTACTGAAGGTCTGTTTGATACAGAGATGGTTTATGATACTAATGGGCGTCTTCTTGAAATTGTCGATAAAGCAGATGATTCCGAGATTATGTCTACTACCATGAACTATACAGGAGGAATTTTGACTTCTGTAGTGGAAACCCTGTCTGACGGAAGCGTGGTAACAACAATATTTAATTATGTAGGTGGAAGGCTTGTAGGCGTTTCGAAATCCTAAAGGAGGTTTGCAAATGGCTGGTTTTAGTCCCGTATATGTCCTTAATGACAAGCTTCCTGTTAAGCTGCTGCAAGACAAGTTCACGCTGACCGAACTTGGTTATGAGCCTACATCGCAAACCACACTCACTGTCAGCAATACTACAGCATCGTCCCAACTCACGCAGAACGAGTATGTGCGCGCGCTGATTACTGTCGAGAACTATCCTATCCGCGTATGGGTGACAGGCGAGCTTCCAACGAATGCCGCAGGTCATCTTATTGAGGCAGGGGATCAAATTGTTCTCAACTCTCCGACGCAGATCAAGAAATTTCGGGCAATCGGTATCGGTGGTCCTGCCGTACTGCAAATTTCTTTCTATCGTCCTTATGACTCTGAAGCGCCTGAAGCTGTCACAGGCGTTGCAGCACAGCCGGGAGTGCGCCTTGTGTCGCTGACTTGGGACGCCTCGCCTGCTACTGATCTTGCCGGATACAATGTGTATCGAAACGGCTCCAAGGTCAATGACGCGCTGATTACCTCGACTTCCTACGTCATGCAGAACCTCACAGCAGGTCAGACATATATCTTCCAAGTAACAGCGCTTGACCTGTACAACAACGAATCGCTCAAGAGCGCTGCGATTGAGGTAGTACCTCTTGCGCCTGACCTTGTACCTCCTGGTGCGCCTACGAATGTCCTGATTGACCCGATTCATGCAGGCTTGCGCGTTTCGTGGGCAATCAGTCCTGAGCTTGACCTTGCGGGCTATAACGTCTATGTCAACAATGCCCCTGTGAATCAAGGTCTGATTTTGATTCCGACATACGACATCGAAGGTCTGACTATTGGTCAATCGTACAGCGTACAGATCACCGCTGTTGATACATCCGACAATGAGTCTGCGAAATCCGCCGCTGTAAACGGCGTACCTGTTGACCTCACGCCGCCTGCAACACCTACGAACTTCAGCGCCACCGCTGCTGACCGTCAGGTTGTCCTCACTTGGTCTGCAAATACCGAACCTAATCTTGCAGGCTACAACGTCTACAGAAACGGCGTCAAGGTTACTGCAACGCCTATCTCTGCGCTGACCTACACGAGCAGCGGCTTGACAAACGGCGTTGAGTATTCCTTCCAAGTAGCTGCTGTGAATACTCAAGGCATTGAGTCCACAAAGACTGCTGCTGTTCCCAGAACTCCTCGTGACGCTGTAGCGCCTGCAACGCCTGTGAGCCTTGCTATAACGCCTCAAGACAGCGGACTTGTCCTCACATGGTCTGCTAATACTGAAAGTGACCTTGCTGGTTACAATGTGTACCGCAATAACGTCAAGGTCAATTCGACTCTTGTCACTAATGCGACTTACACAATGACAGGCCTCACGAACGGAACGCAGTATTCTTGCCAAGTGTCTGCTGTCGATACTTCAGGCAACGAGTCTGCAAGAACAGGCGCGATTACAGGCACGCCCAATGACCCGTCCTTGCTGCTGTACGACGATTTCAATCGTACAACCACAACTGACTTGGGTACTGCTGATACAGGTCAGGCTTACACGTACTACGGCACAGGAGGTTCCTGGCGTTGTAACAATGGCTCTGCTGCTTATGTCGCTGTCGATGCGTTCGAAATCGGCTATGCTGTTGTCAACTTCCCTGGACACAATCACGGCAGCATTGAGGCGCAATTCAACAGCGCGCCCAACGCTCACCTTGGCTTGGCCTTCCGTATGTCTGCTGATGACGTTGGTCTGTCTGTACGTCCCGGAACAGGTGGTTATGCGCTTTACAAGGACGCGCAGACTGTTGTTACAACGTTCCCCTCGACGATTGCAGATGGCGACATTCTGAAGGTGACTTTCATCAATGACGACATCATTGTACACCTGAACGGTGTTGAAATCGGACGCACAAAGCTTTCCGTGTACATGACGAATACGCAGCATGGTCTTGTGTCGCGCTCTGCTCGTAGTGCTGCATATCTCAAGATTCGCAACAATTCCTAAGAGGAGGTACACGCATGGAGATTATTCGCAAGAAGAAATCTTCAGGCGGACCCGTAGTTTCCGGTAATGCGTGGAAGTATCCTTTTGGGTATAACATCGAATCAGGCTTGGCGCGCTGGCCTCTCAGGCGCGCTGAGGCTGTGGACCGGATTGTGCGGGTTAACCTGACAGGTGACTCTATTACTCGCGGCGCTTACTCTTCTGACGATACGACAAAATCATATGGCGCACAGCTTCGCAATATCCTTGCACCTATCTATGGCGATAGCGGTTACGGATATATCAATGCTCGTGAAGGCTATAGCGGACTCGCTACACATCAAACAGCATCCGGCGTGTACGGCGCGCAGAAGCGCGTTCAATTCCTTGATGCTGCTGATGCTGAATATGTTCCTACTCTCGTAGGCGTAGGCGGTTTTGGTGGCGAGTACATGCGCATTTTCACCAACTGTAAATGCGTATTTAACAACGTTGTAGGCAACAAGTTCACGCTCCTGTACGTTGACCTTCCCGGCTCTGGTGAATGGGGAGGAGGCAAGGCGCGAATTGAGGTTGACGGTAACGTTGTCCTGAATAACATTGGTGACAACAGTGTCCTTGTTGAAACGCCTCGCGCTGTGACCTTCACTGTACCTGCTGGCACTCACACTATTCGCGTAGTAACTACCACGAATCGCTTCGCTGTCAGCGGCATCATCTGTCAGACTGCTGATAAAGGCATTCAGATTAATCGTGTAGGACGCGAAGCTTGGAAGACAGGCGACTGGGCGAATCGTGCTGACTCGCATCACCTTGCGTGGGAACTCACTCCTGCTGACCTGCATATCATTGCACTCGGCACGAATGACCTGAATCCCGGCATTGTGTCGCAATCGAAAGCGAACATGTCCAAGATTATCAACGAGATTAAGGCCACGCAAGCTGACGTTTTGCTGTACCTGATGCATCAACCTGCGCAAGGATGGGCAAACTACACCGTTTGGCCTGAGTTTGTAAAAGGCTGGTACGAGCTTGCTGACGAGCATAACGTGGGCCTGCTTGATGGGCACAAAGCATGGTGGGGTAACTATCAGTACCCGAACGAAATGGGATTCTTCGCACCTTCTCCTAATGATTTCAGCGGTGGTCCCGGCAATGATCAAGTTCACCCGAGTGACAAGGGCTACAGGTACATGGCCCTTACTATCGCTAACCTCTTGAAAGCATAACACCCGCTTCCAGACGCCGCACGACTTTGACACTAAAGTTTGTGCGGCGTCTTTTTCTATAATCACCTATATAAGGGAGATGTCAAAATGTTGCTTAAAACTGACAACATGTTTAGCGGCGCGCTTGCTGGGTTGTTGACTTCCGTAACTGCTTCGTTGGGGGGTTGGGACTTGGCGTTGAAGATTTTGCTCGCCTTTCAGGTCATCGACTACATTACGGGGCTGCTCGCTGCATGGAAGAGAAATGAACTTGACTCCGAAATTATGCTTTGGGGTGGCGTTCGCAAGGCTATGACGCTTATCGTCGTAGGCGTTGCGGTTATGTTTGATCATCTGGTTAACGGTGGCGAGCCGATGTTTCGCACACTCGCTGTATATTTCTATGTAGCGCGTGAAGGTCTGTCTGTTACTGAAAACCTTGGTCTGCTCGGCGTTCAGCTTCCTGATTTCATCAAGGATGCGCTGGTTCAATTGAATAAGCGCGCAGGGGTCAAGGAGGAAAAGAAGGAGGAATAACATGCTAATCGCTCTTGATAATGGTCACGGTGCAAACACTCCCGGCAAGCGCACTCCGAAATTCGAGGATGGAACCTTCATGCACGAATGGGAGTTTAACAGGCGCGTTGTGCAGATTCTCGCTGTCGAGCTTCAGCGCTGCGGCTTCAGCGTTCTTGAAGTGTCACCTACTGACGAGGACACTGACCTAATGGTTAGAACAGCGCGCGCGAATACTGCAAAGGCCGACTTGTTCCTTTCAGTTCATGCGAATGCACTCACAGGCTCATGGGGCAATGCGCGAGGCATTGAAACGCTGACAGCAGGTGTAGGCGAATCAGTTCGCGTTGGCGCAATCTTACAGCGTCACCTTGTAGCAGATACAGGCCTTTATGATAGAGGCTTGAAAGATGGCACATGGTTAGGCGTTGTGAAGTATACGAGAATGCCTGCTGTTCTTGTTGAGTGTGGATTCATGGATAACCTGAATGAGGCGCGCTTGCTCGTGACTGAGGAATACAGGCGCGTGTGCGCTGTCGCGTTGGCTAAAGGAGTATGCGAGGCCTACAGCGTTCAGTATATAGAGGAGGATGACGAAGAAATGAAGGAACAACTTGCGGCACTTGAAAAACAGGTGCAAGAACTGACAGCTACTTGTCAAGAATTGAAGGCGAATGCCTCAATGAAGGCACCTTTGTGGTCTGCTGAAGCTGTCGCTGCTGCTGTGCGTAATGGGCTTATTGATACGCCTGACGGTGGCAGCTATGACTTCTATCGCATTCTGACAGTAATGTATCGTCAAAAACTGTTCAAATAAAAAATTTTCGCTGGTTGTGCATAATGTACAAGCGCGTCCACATAGACTATTCATAGTCACATAGGCACACTCTGACCTCTGCTAACGCAGGGGTCTTTTTTATTTTGTTCGAAAAATCTTCGAATATGACAAGCTTTTGCCATCATATTCTCAAGCAAAGGTACTTTTGAAGTAGCGACAACATGAAAAGTACCTAACATTTGAGGAGGTAGCGAGTATGATTATAGGCGTAGATGCTGGTAACAACGCTGTGAAGCTGTATGGCGAGGCTGGACCCCTGATGTTTCCTTCCGCGATAGGTGAATATCGTGAAAGGAACGTTGAAGGACGCTTTTCTGCTGACGACATGATATATGAGTTCAAGGGTAAGAAAGGTTTTGCAGGTACGCTCGCGCTGAATGAGTCGGAGTTTTCAGGTTCTCGCATGGGTACGACGAAGGCGCATGAGGAATTGCTTCTGCGCGTCCTGTTAGGTCTTCACAGGTACGGGACTTCTCCTGAGTATCAGATTATTGTAGGTCAGCCCATCAAGCGTCATACAGTCACAGAAAAGGCGAAAATGCGCACGATGCTGCAAGGTCAGCACGAGTTCACATTGAATGGGGTGACGCGCTTAATCAACATCGTGGATGTAGGTATAGCGCCTGAAGGCAGCGCGTCTTTTTGGGCAGCGCCTTGCAATGGTAAAGTGCGCATTCTTGACTTCGGTTCAGGCACAGTGAACGGGGCAGCGCTCATAGATGGTGCCTATGTTGATAAGGATTCATTTACACTTGAGTATGGATTCAATACAACACTGTCAGAGGATAGGATTGAAATGGCGCGCGCTGTAGCAGTTCACGCGCTCAAGAAGTGGCGAAACGAGGATAAACTGCTGCTTGCTGGAGGAGGCGCAGAGGTCATGCTTCCTCACCTGAGTGAATACTTCGAAAACGTCAGCCTGCTTCGTCCTCGCATCGTTACGAAGTCTTCAGAAGGAGTGGTGACGAAGTACCTTCAGCCTGTGTATGCAAACGCTGTTGCTTTCTACAATATCGGTGTGCAACAGTTCAAGGTAGGTGTAGAGAATGGCTAAGAACTCTGGCAAGAACTATGAAATTGTTTCCAAGGCTACGTCATTCAACGTCAAAGACCCTGATCAATTGAAGATGCTTGAACATGCGAATAAGCGTAAAAACTTCTCTGCCTACATTAAGCGCCTGATTCAAAGAGACATGGAGGGGGCTATGCCTGTTTTCGTGCAAGCCCCTTCGCAAGCTCCTATACAGGAGGAATCTGAAATGGATTTCAATCCTGACCTGATGCTGAAAATGTTATAAAGGCAGGCGGCTAAAAAGGATAAGAGCAGCACCGATGATGATTTTAATGATAGGCGACATTTGTTTTCCCCCTTAATTCGTTTTGGCTTTCGTTCGTAGTATGTGCGCGGGCGCGCACTAATATTCATGAGGAGGCTGTTACATTATGACAACAGTCAACATTAGATGGAAGTCTGAGGTAGGCGTACAGCAGGAAAAGCGCCTCATTACCTCTCATAGCATTGAAAAGGATTTCGGCACATCTATCGACAAGGAAGGCCTCGAAAAAACCGTCAAGTCATTCTTCTATTCTCTGCTGTCGCTGACAGGCGCACACGGTTTTTACACTATGGTAAAGGAGGCCTATGTACAAACGCAGACCGAGGCTGTAGCTGTGTTCGCGCAGCAGCAGCTTGCAGCGCCTACAGGAACGTTCATGACCCGCCTTGCGCCTCTGCTTCACATGTTTCAGGAAATCGCATTGCCTGTCGGCATCATCGTCAGTACATGGGGACTTGTCGAAATTATCATGGGAAATGTCGATGTAGGCAAAACTAAATTAAAGTGGTCAATTGTTTGCTACATCGGGATTTTCCTGATTCCTGAATTGTTCTATGCAATACATGACGCATTCTCCAAGGGGTGACAGCATGATAAGTGCAACAGCAAAAGGCTTTCGTGTGCTGCTTGAGCCTGAAAAGGATTATGATGGGTTCTTCGGCTTCTTCAGAGAGGCGCGCGACGATTACGCAGAGATAGGCAGATTCCTTTCAGACATGCGACATGAAGGTATCTGGTATGCTATTACAGGTCAATACTTTACAGATTGGCTCATAGGCATAGGAAACACAATCCTTTATTACTCGGATGCGCTTGTTCTTGTCGCTATGGGTGCAACGCTGTTTTGCATCTTCGGAAGCAAGAAGGCGCGCAGCGTTCTTTACTGGACAATCGTCTCATATGGCTTCATCAAGTTTCTGGGGGTGCTATTTTGAATTGGCTACTGAACAAGGAGTATGTACGCCTGAAGCTGATTCCTGATAGCTCTGTCAGGAACTGGCGAGCAGAAGACCTTGCCAAGACGATTGCAGAACAGTTTAAGCTTCCTATAGAACGCATCGTGTCTGAAGGCTTGCGTATCAAAGGTTATAAAGTGCAGGAGCGCGCAGGCTTTGAAATCGCCTTTCAAGATGGTTCTGTAACATTTTATCTTACAGTTCCCAAGCACATAGCGCCTCTCGTTGTCAGGCGCTTGCAGTCTATTTGGGATAGAGCGACATTCGAGGAGACGACATTCGCAAAGCCTTTTGACAGCAATATGTCAACAGTTTACGAGCTTGTGTACAAGAAACACGACATGTACTCACTACACACGGACGCAAAGAATAATCTTCCTCTTATCTCGCTGATTGAGTCAGGCAGGTTACTTGGTGAAGGCGAGCGCGCTTCTGTGTTCGCCTACCTTGAGCCTATCAATCAAATTAGTTGGAACTACAAAATGCAGCAAGCTTGGGAGATATTGCGCAGCGGCAAGCTGCCTATGCGCGCACAGCTTACTGTGAGGGTTGTTATTTACATGATAGTATCGGGCCTTGCTTCAATCCTGCAAGAGATTATGGCAGCAATGTCTGATGTCCTGTCTTCAGGACGTGGCAACAATATCTACCTCAATAAGCCTGCAATAGCTCCAGAGGCCTCGCAGTATGCTATTGATAGACTGTCGGAGTCAACGAAGCGCAAGGCAGCAAAGGCAGGCATGAAGGCGTATGTCTGGACAATGGCGCAAAGTAAGAACGAATCACGCGCCGACCTCGTTGCGCGCTCACTTGCTGTGAGCTATTCAGACCTCGCAGAGGACAACGAGCTTGAACCTCGAAGGCTTGGCAAAAAGCAGCGCGCAGAGGTTTTGCGTGTCGTCGCCTCCTCACAACCTCCTAAGATTAACTTGCGGTATAACCTCATGAGCAGCGCAGAGGCGGGCAAGCTTCTTCAGCTTCCCGGCCTCGAATTGCAGGAGGCATTCAAGGAGATTGAGCGCGTAGAGCAGGCACAGCTTGAAGTGGCTAACAAACGTTTCCTTGATCCGACAGGTATCCTTATAGGTGACGTTACCTTTAAAGGCAAGACGCAAAAGGTCTATCAGCCTATACATGATGACGACGAGCTTTGCCTGCCTCATGTAGGCGTTGGAGGCATGGGTCAAGGTAAAACGAAAGGCCTCCTATCTAACTACGCTGTAGAGGCGACGAGAGCAGGCTTTGCAGCTTTGACGATAGACGCGGCAAAAGGCGAGATATTCGAACAGGTTTCTGCTGTGCTGCCTCCTGAGCAAGTCAATCACATAGACCTTGGCAAAACAGTGTTCGCGCTCGACTTCTGCGAGGCCATGCACGATGACAGGGCGCGCTCACGCCTTGCAAATATTGTGGTATACTTCTTCGATGTTGCAGAGGAGACAACAGGACAGACAGAACGCTTTCTGCGCGCTTGTGTACTTGCTATGCAGCACGGAAGGCTGTCAGAGGTCTTGAGCATCCTGAACATGAACAAAGACAACAAGGAGGCAGAGAAGCGCCTTGACGAGGCTATACAGCGCCTCATAGACCGAGACGATGAATTTAACCTCGCCACGCTGAAAGAGTTCAAAAGCTATGATACAGGAATGAGGCGCAAGATACTGTCGCCTATCCTGAACAGGATGAACGACATACTTGGTGACGAGCATCTTGCCAAATGCATGAAAGCTGACAACTCACTTGATTTTGTTGAAATCATGAGCAAGCGAAATCTGTGTACGGTCATAGACGTGCGCGCGGATGATCTTGACAAAGTAGCGGTGAACGTCATTGTCAGCCTGCTATCATTGAAGATTGATCTTGCCATGAGGATGCGTGAGAAGATCAAAGGCCCAGAGGCCTCGTTTCCTTACTTCGCGCTCATTGACGAACCACATCAATACATGAAGTCAACAAAGATATGGGAGGACGCTGTTGTGGAATCAAGGAAGTGGCGTGTGTGCTACTTCTGGACATTTCACTATTTTGACCAACTGCCTGCGAAGCTTCAAAAAGCAATCAAGAACGCGCTGCCTCATTATCACCTTTATCCTACATCAACCGAAACCTTCAAAAGCCTCCTTCAGGAAATACGTCCTTTTGTTCTGGACGATGCGCTAAAACTAAAACGATGGCATGCAATCAACGTTATCAGGTCAGGAGGCGAAAACGCTACGCCGTTCATAGCGCACATGGCTGCACCCCCAAAAGACCGCTTAAAATCAGGAGCTTAAAAAGTTCCTGATTTTTTTTTTGTTTTTATGATTAAAATGGCTTGCCATAGAAAATGCTATGTAGTATATTAGAAACATGAAGTTCATCAAAACGCCCGGAGAGGCGAACATGGAGGAGAATTTAAAATGAATAAACTGACTGTAGCTCAAATTAAGGAACTGGTTGAATTTAAGGCTGTAGCTGCCTCGTCCGGCAAGAAAGCGTCCTTTAAGGTCATCGACGACACGAAAGCTGTAGCAGCTTTCGAAGATGGCACTTCGAAGGAAATCAAGCTCGAAACTATCAGCAAAATGTGGCGTCTCGAAGGCGAAGCAGGTGAAGCAGGTGAAGGCGCTCCTGCTGGCGAGGATGCTCCCAAGGTTGAGAAGACCGCCGAAGAAACCGCTGCTGAGAAGGCTGCCGCGAAAGCTGCTGACAAGGCGAAGAAGGACGCAGAGAAGGCAGAGGCGAAGGCAAAGCGCGAAGCTGACAAGGCCGCTGCAAAGGCGAAGGCTGAGGCTGACAAGAAGGCGAAGGAAGAAGAGAACGCTGCAAAGCTGGCGAGCCTGAAGAAGCCCTTGACGCTGCCTGAAGAAAAGCTTGAGGCCCGCGTTACTGAGAAGGAAGCCACCATTTTCAACGTACTCGCAGGCCTCGTGCTGACGACTGCTGATGGCGTGTCCACCTTTGACCTCGTTGACATTGCACAACGTACAGACATGAAAGCTCGTGTCGTGAAGGGCATCCTCGGCAGCCTCGTGAAGAAGCGCTTCGTTGAATCCAAGGAAACGAAGGAAGGCGAGAACACGATTGACGTGTTCCACATCGTTCCTACCTACGCGAACAAGACTCTTGTTCCTTCTGCTGACGCACATGTTGGTACTACTGCTCAACGCCGCGAGACTCAAATTGACACTTCGCCTGCTGTGCCTGCCTGCGACGATTACAACAAGTTCCTGCTGGCCTTCGTGAACAACGTCAAGGAAAAGCTGCCCGGCTACAGCACAGTGAAGCGCGTCGGCGCGAAGAATTACATCAGCTTCCCGACAGGTCAATCCGAGGCCTCGCTGATTGTAACGCAAGTCAAGAAGGCGCTGCGCATTGAGGTTTACCTGATGGCTGACACAAGCAAGCTGAATGAACTGTATGGCAAAATCGAAGCGAAGAAGGAAGAACTGACAGCAGCGCTGGGTGAGCTTGCATGGAGCAATCCTGAAAAGACTCGCAGCGCGACAATCTCCCAAACCTTTGCAGCAGATACCTTCGAGACTGAGGCGGCTGCTATCGAAAAGCTGACCGAGCGCCTGAAGGCCTTCAAGGAAGCCTTTGCTCCCATCGTAACTGCGAAGTAAGGTATACCTCATAATTCGAAAAGAGGTCAGCGAAAAAAATCGTTGGCCTCTTTTGCATATAATGCTTGCAGGTGTACATATTATATAGTATACTATATGTAAAGAAGGAGTTAGCGAAGGAGGCAGTAAGGAATGGCGAACATCACTCTGGCAGTCAAGAAATCGCAGTTTATCAAAACGGCAAAGCAGTCACTTTTCGTCAGCTTCAGTTATGATATGAACCTGGTTGCAACAATCAAGACCTTGCCGACACGTTACTATGTAGGAGCTTCGCGCGAGTGGGAAGTACCGCTTGAGAGCGTGAATGATGTCATGAACCTTTTCAGTCAGCATAAGATCACGATTCAAGGCAAGGCGGTCACAGAGCTTGAGGCAGTAGAGCAAAACGCTCCCAAGACAATGCCTGGTACACTGTTCACCGCTGCTGAGAGCAAAGAATTTCAGTACAAGACGAAGCCCTTCTATCATCAGGAAGAAAGCTTCAAACACTCTTTGACACATCCCAAATTTCTTCTTGGTGACGAGCAAGGCCTCGGCAAGACAAAGCAGGCCATTGACATTGCTGTGAATCGCAAGAAGGCGAATGGTTTCAAGCATTGCCTCATTATCTGCGGCGTGAACACACTCAAGTCGAATTGGTACAGAGAAGTCATGATACACTCGAATGAACGTCCTCACATCATCGGTGCAAAGGTTGACTTCAAAGGAAACTCGCTTCGTATCAAAGAAGGCACCATGAAGGAGCGCCTTGCAGACATCAGCAGCGACATGAAGGAGTTCTTCCTGATAACCAACATTGAGTCGATGCGTGACCCGCGCGAATGGGATAAGCACCTGAAGAAGCACAAGCCACTGAACGCTACACAGCAGGTTCAATATGATTTCATTTGCAAAATCAAAGAGCTTTGCGAAAACGGAACTATCGGCATGGTAATCCTCGACGAGGCGCACAAAGCCAAGAACTCTGAGAGCAAGCAAGGCAAGGCGCTTCACTTCGCAAACGCGCATTTCAAACTGCCCATGACAGGAACGCCCATCATGAACAATCCTATTGACGCATACAACGTCATGAAGTGGATAGGCGCAGAGCGCGGCACACTGTATCAGTTCAAAAATCGTTATGTAGTGTACGGCTCATTCAATGACGTTGTAGGTTACAAGAACATGGACGAATTGCGCAAGCGCCTTGATGCCATCATGCTTCGCAGACGCAAGGACGAAGTTCTTGACCTGCCGCCGAAAATCGAATCCACTGAATACGTGCAGATGTCGAAAGACCAAGCAGCGCTTTACAAGGAAGTGCTGAATGATATCAAGGCAAACCTTGCAAGCATTGAGTTGGACAGCAATCCTCTCGCCCGGCTCATTCGCCTTCGTCAGGTAACTTCGAATCCTCTGATTGTGTCTGATGTCATCGACGCCAACGCGAAGCTTGATCGGCTTGAAGAGATTGTGGAAGAGCTTATGGAATCAGGTCAAAAAGCTCTGATCTTTAGTAACTGGTCTGAAGTGACTGACGCTATCAGAGAGCGCCTGAAGAAGTACAATCCTGCTTACATCACTGGCGACACAAAGAATCGGGATGCAGAAGTACAAAAGTTTCAAAATGACAAGACTTGTGGTGTTGCGATTGGCACAATAGGCGCAATGGGAACAGGCCTGACGATGACAGCAGCAAGCACCGTTATCTTCTTTGACAGACCTTGGAACAAGGCTACTGTAGATCAAACAGCAGACAGAGCGCATAGAATTGGTACAACCGGAACTGTAAACGTCATAACGCTTGTGTGTGAGGACACAATTGACGAGCGCATTGAAGAAATCATTTCAGACAAAGGACAAATTTCTGATGGCCTTGTAGATGGCGAAGCGTCACCCATTCTGAAGCTCGACAAGGATGCCAAGAAGAAATTGCTCAAGAAGCTGCTCGCGTAGCAGCTTCTTGTACACACTATTCACAGGGGGTTGTTGATAAGTGTATAATGTAACTATGAAGTCATATTGGGTGCTGATGACTCGCACCTATCCGTATAGGTATAGAGGACATCTGGGAACTGGGAACAGCTTTGACTATGCCACGCAATACAAAAGCCTCAACGCCGCGCAGAAGGCGCGTAAGGCTCACATAGTAGCGCTTGAACAGGACATACGCGCTCGACAACTTTATGAGCAGCCTACAGAGCTTCTGGAAGCCTGCTTGCGTGTAGCATATGACATGAAGCCTCGTGAAGTCAAAATAACCGTATCAATGCCATAAGGAGGGCAACAGCATGAAATTTCATAACGGCAAAAGGTATTACACAATAGGCGAGGCTGCTGAAATGATTGGGCGCAGTCCTCAAACCATCAAAAATTGGTACAAACTTGCTGAAGGCAAGAAGGATTTTCCTGCTTTGCCGAAGATATTCTACCTTGACGAGAAGAAGACAAGATACTTTTCTGACGTTGACGTTCAGGTTCTTGAAATGTTCCGGGATGATGTTCGCTATGGATCACTTACTGGCGACGCATGATTACCACACTATGCTTACTCATACTCATTGTCGTGCTAATTCACGCCGATGAACATAAATAAGGCGCTGCTTAAAAAGGCAGCGCCTTTTGCTATATAACGAGTGAACTGATAATTAAAAGGAGGAGAACAAAGTGGCAAAAGAAGAAAAAAGTATTGCCGAGGTTGTCAGCGAGTATCACAGCCTGAACAGTGAGAAGAAGGCGCTTGAAAAAGACCTTGAACCGCTGAACGCTCGCATTAAGGAACACCTTGGTGAAGAAGCGGGCGAGGAGACGTTTGAAACCGAACAAGGCAAAATTCAAGTCAAGCTCGCTATTCAGGACAGAAGTACGATGAACCCTGAAAAGCTCGTTCTGAAACTGAAGGAACTCGGATTTCATCAGGCTATCAAAACTGTTGAAGTCCCGGATGCTCAGGCTGTTGAAATGCTCATGTTCGAAGGTAGGATTCCTGCGGCAGAGCTTGATTCCTGTCGAGAGCCGAAATTCGTCAGAGTGCTGACTACGAAGCTCGTACTCGAAAAACTGAAGAAGGGCGGTAAAAAATAAATGAAACAACCTCGCGCTGTAACGATTCACGGTCAGAACGTCGATCTGTACGCCTCGGGTTACGGCAGTATTACCATTGACAGGCAAAACCTTGTAGATATTATTTACGGCGCATTTGGCGCCAAAGATGGTGTGGCTGTTTCCGGCAGATTTAACATTCAGGTTGTCATCACTGAAGTTGAGTCTTCCTTGTCTGTAGTTGGCGTAGTTCCGAAGGAGGACGAAGAGAATGGCGCAAGTTAAAACTTTTCGCGCAGAATTTGGCTCGTCCGTAGAAATTCGTAAGGTGTGGTACAAGTTCACAGCAGCTATCGAACTCGAACTCACGCCAGACGATGATCCGCCCGAAGTTATTGAGAAGGCATGGAACACCGTCATAAACGAAGTCGAAATCCAGCTTGAGCATGTTGCAAGGCAGAATCAATAAAAGCAGGAGGAAGGAGAAGGCTGCTTGTATACCTTCTCCTTTTCCATGACGTTCTGAGAGTCAGAAATAGGCTTCTAAGAGAGGAGAGCGCAAAGGATGATATTCAGGCTTTTGAAGTCAGGCGCAACGCTCACAGTGTATAAAGAGCTTGCGAGAGCTATCGGGTTAGAGGCTTCGCTGATGTACTCCGAACTGCTGAAAAGGTGGGAGCGCTTTGCAGAGCTTGACCAGCTAACTGAAGATGGTTATTTCTATAATACCATTGAGGACATGCAGCGCGAAACGTTCCTTTCAGCACATCAGCAGCGCGCAGCCATTAAGCTTTTGACAGAACTTAATCTTATCCAAACTACTGTTAAAGGCCTTCCTGCCAAAAGATTTTTCCTCGTAAATCCTGACAGCAGCGTCATTGAGTCCATACTGAAAAAAGAGTGTGAAGAACAGCCTGCGCAGCAAGTTCAGGAGTCGCAAAAACAAGTTGTTAAAAATTTAATAACTGATAGTGACGCGGGTTCGCAGCCTCCTGAAGGTGCAAACCTTACATACTCGCGTCAGTTGTTAAAAATTCAACAACAAGAAGTTAAAATTTTAACTCAATATAAACATAAAAACAAAGATCAAGAACCAAAAGAACAAAACCTAAAAGAAAGTTCAAAAGATACTTCTCCTTCGGAGAAGGCGCAAGCGCCAAGCATTCAAAAGCAAAAGCCTCTCTTCGCTTTACCTGAAGTACCTCTGTCAGTACCTCACTCTGGCAAAAACCTCACACAAGCGCAGCAGTCTGAAAACAAGATTTTTCAGGCAAGGCACACAGGCGACTGGGATAAAGTAACTAACCAAGACTTTGCGCATTACTACGTTCAGGCTCATAACAAGATCATGAGCAAGCCTGTGACCTTCGACAGATATACCTCGACAACGATCATCAGGGACAACCTGATAGGCGCTTTTGACATCGACAAGTCAAAAGTCTGTGAGTACATTGACCAACTGCTGCTGACATATAGCAAGTCGCCTGACAAATATGATTGGCTCAGCTTCAACATGATTCAGAAAGCAAGTCCCCTCATGAAAGACCTCATGAGACAAGTTTGCAGCTTGTTAGAGCCTGTGGAGCGAACGATTGCTTATAACGACTTCACAGATGTTGCCGACGAAGTAGAGAAGCTAAAGAAGCTGTCTACAGACGAACTCATTTTCTAATTCGCCACTTAAAAATCGTTCTGCTTTTGCTATATAACTGACAAAGGTGGTGAAAGCGTGAATAGATGTCATGCCGAAGGATACTGCAAGAAGTTCAATCCCCAAAAGAGTAATTGCCACGAATACTGCATCGGATACATTCAGCTTCAAAACATCTACGCAATGTCCAACATGCCTAAGCGCTATCAATTTGACAAGGCTTTGCACTTCAAGGGGCCTACTGATGCGATAGCAAAGCAGAACTATCAAGACCTTGAAGCATACGCAAAACTGAAAGCTTGGGAAGAGAACGTGCTTGAAAACGTGCAAGAGGGCAAAGGCTTGTTCCTCGTCAGCAAAACGACAGGCAATGCCAAGACAACCTGGGCCTGCAAAATCATGAACAAGTATTTCCGACATGTTGCGCTGACCAATAATTTGCGCTGTCGAGGCCTGTTCGTGAATGTACCTGAGTTCTTCAGAGACTTGAAGGACTCCTTCGATAACCCGTCGGCCGATTTTCGAGAGTTCATGAGTAACATCAAAACTGCTGACATTGTAATTTGGGATGACATAGGAACTGAGTCACCTACCCGCTTTGTACGCGACACGCTCTATGTGTTCCTGAATCATAGAGAGGCGAACGGCCTCTCAAACATATATACTTCCAATGTGCTGCCTGACATCATGCAAGAGGAGTCCTATCTGGGTCCCCGCATCGTGAGCAGGCTGCAAGAGCAATGTAAAGTCATAGAGTTCTTCGGCACAGATAGGAGGGTAACTCTTGGTAGAACTTCAGATACTCAATAGGGTGCTGCATGAAAAGTCTTTGCGCATCATTCGTCATAATGGTTTAACAGAGGGACATTTTGTTGTGTACAAGAAGGAATATCAATTCATCATGGCACATTATGAGAAGTATGACATGGTTCCTGACCTTGTAACCTTCCTTGAGCATTTCAGGGACTTTGACGTGTTCCTTGTAACAGAGTCGGACAAATATCTCATAGATACGATTCAAGAAGAGTTCTCGTATAAGTACATGGTTCCCTTTATTCATGACGCTGCGGCTCTTCTGAAAGTCGATGCTCGTCAGGCTGTTGACTTTATCGTCACAAACATGGACAAGCTGCAAAAGCTCACAGCGCAATACAGGGCAGGTGTAGACATCGTTCAGGATTCTGACGCGCGGCGTGAGGAGTTTCGTGATAGGAACAGCATGAAAGGCCTGCTTGGAATACACACAGGCATTAAAGAGCTTGACGAGATAACGCATGGTTGGCTGAAAGAGGATTTTATTGTAATCCTTGGACGAACGAACGAAGGAAAATCGTGGGTGCTGCTATTCTTCCTCGTCGCTGCATGGGCAGCAGGAAAAAACGTGCTGCTGTATTCAGGCGAAATGGGTCATACTGTCGTAGGCTTTCGTTTCGACACTGTACACGCACATTTCAGCAATCGTGCGCTTATGGGTGGCAAGGACGAACTGCAAGGCGAAGCTGCTGAGGAAAAGAAAACACCCGACGATTACTATACCTACCTGACAAACCTTTCTAAGACTGAGACAAAGTTCGTTGTCGTGACCCCCAAAGACCTTAACGGTAAGCGCCTTACTGTGCCTATGCTGCAAGCACTCATTGAGCAGGTAGGCGCTGACATCGTAGGCATTGACCAAATCTCTTTGATGGAAGATGCTCGCAAAGAGAAAGGACAGCAGGGACGCATGGATTACACACACATATCAGAGGATTTATACATAACCTCTGAAAAGTATGGCATACCTATTCTTGCACCTGCGCAGGCAAACAGAAACGGTTCCAAGAAAAAGAAGAAGGATGATGAAAGCGGCAGCGAGGAGCAAACACCCGAGCTTGAAGATACCGCGGAATCTGATGGCATTCCTCAAAATGCAACGCGCGTTCTCGCTATCAGGCAGCTTGGCGCTACTATGAAAATCACATTGCGCAAGAATCGCTATGGCGAGCGCAACAAGGACATGCTGCTCATATGGGATATAGACAAGGGTATTGTGAAACCGTTCTTGCTCGCTTCGACAGATGACAAAGGCGTGGCAGTAGCGACAACAAGCCTTTCAGGAGAGGAGCTTTTCTAATGCTGATGATATGGGAAACGCCTGTACTATCAACCGTGCCTGACATAATCGACGCTGTTCACGCAGAGCTTGCAGCACAAGGCGTTCACCTTCTGAAGAAGCGCAAAATCTCGGCAGGTAACTATATGGTTACCTGTCCTTTTCATGAGGGTAGCAATAAGATTATGGGTGATGAAAAGCATCCCTCTATGGGATTCCTTCTGAAGGATATGGAACGCAAAACAGGCATTAAGCCTGCGGGTACTTGTAACTGCTTTAGATGTGGCTATGTCTCTGACATTTGTGAATTTGTGTCGAAGATATTTGGCAAGGAAGACGCAGGCATGTTTGGCTACAAGTGGATTACAGAGCGCTTCGTGAACCTGTCGATTGAGAAGCGCGAGGATATTGTACTTGACCTTGCACGAGGCAAAGAGGTTGTGGCTAATGCAAACTACATACCGGAATCTGTCCTCGAGCAGTACAGAACATATCATCCATACATGTATGAGCGTAAACTGACTGACAAGGTTATTGACTATTTTGACGTAGGGTATGACAAGAAGCATCATGCGTTGACGTTTCCTGTTCATGACCTTACTGGCAAAGTACCACTAATTCAAAGACGGTCTATCGGACGCAAACAGTTTATAAATGACGAAGGCGCTGACAGAGGCGAGTTCTTATATGGCCTCTATCAGGTCTACGTCAATAAGTTGTGGATTAAAGAAGTCATCATTTGCGAGTCACCTATTGACGCGCTGACATGCTGGAAGTATAGAAAGCCTGCTGTAGCGCTCATGGGTTCCGATGTTACCCCCACGCAGGTTGAGCTTCTGCGAAACATGCCTGCGAGGACTTTAATACTTGGCTTAGACAATCCTCTCATAGACAAAGCTGGTGCAAAGGGAATAAAAAAGCTGACTGAGCAGCTTCGTGAATACAAGCTACTCTATCAGCTTAGATATCCTCCTGGCGTGAAGGATATAAACGAGTTAACCGACGAGGAATTTGTTGAAATGAGGACAACTTTGCTGTGACGTAGAAGTCACAAAAATGCCTATTGCACGTTACATAGTAACGTGCTAATATGTTTGTACAAGCCATGATTGTCCTGAACTTATTATTTTAAACACATCTAACTTTGTCTAAACATGGCTCTTTGAAAAATTTTTCGAGGAGGACGAAAACACATGAACCATCTTTCAAATTTCTTGGAGCTTTCTGCGCTTTATCAGGGTCCCACAGACGAGACAAGCATGATTATTGAATATCAGGAAACAGAGGACCCAACTATACTTAGTATCTTCTATGTACGCCTTCACTCAGTAGCCTTTAAGCTCGCCAATCAGTTTTTCTATATTACTGAGGAAGACAAGCAGTCTTTTATTGTTGAGGAACTACATAAGACACTCCAAGCATTTGATACCTCTATGAACTGTAAACTTTCTACCGCGTTCTATTCCTTCCTGAAAAATCGCCTGCGCTCTGAAACAAAGCTGCTCGCCTACCAAAAACGCCGCGTTAATAACGTTGCTTGTGAAATCCCTGAAGGCCTTTCGACTGATCAAGACTTTTCGAGAGTCGAGGTCATGCAGTCTATTGCCCAAGCTAACATACTGACAACCAACGAACTTCGTTATTGCAGTATCATTCTCAGCGACAACTATGCCGTTATTGACTCTGACGTTGCAGCTATTCTTAATATCTCTCCCTCTGCTATTCATCAACTGAAAAAGTCTATTTGCAGAAAGTTTATGAACGCTCGTCTTTTTGTATGCTAACTTTTGTACAAGCTCACTTAAAAATTTTCGGGGTTTTACTATATAACGCTATGACAACAAGAAACACAACAGCCAGAGGAGGGACTTATAATGATGACACTTATTCGGAAGCTCAAAAAGGCCGCAAAGGTTTTCAAGTCGGACTGCGTTGTGCTTGTTGTGCAGGATGATACTTTGATTGTTGACGCTGGAAACAAGAGTGCTGAAGAGGTTAAAAGCCTCGCCAGTACCTTTTTCAAAACAGCCTATAGGCTGAAAAATTCATAAACGTTCACACGTACAAACGAGAAAACGAGGAGGAACTAACATGACAGGTAGAAGACTTGAAGACGCTATGGATGATTATCGCTCGGAATCATTCGAGTGGTGGGCAGCACCGAAGGAAGACAAGGAAATTAAAGTCGCTCGTATTTTGCTTGGCAAAGAACTTGTCCATAATGTTGACTGGTTCATTGTTCACGAAGCGCAAATTAACGGCCGGAAGCGGTATATCGTATGCCCGGAAGATAGTTCCTGCCCTTGGTGCAGAAGCGGTGGCAAACCGTTTATCAAGCTGTTCCTTGCAATGCAAGACCCCGACACTGAAGAAGTTGGCATTTGGGAGCGCGGTCAAAAATTCATCCCACAACTTCAGTCACTTCTTAAAAGCAAGAAGGAGCTTTGTGAAAGACTGTATGAGGTAGAGCGTCACGGTCAGCCCGGCGACAAACGCACCACCTACAAGCTGCTTCCTTTGCGCGTTGACAACGTTCGTTATTCTGAAGTCGAGCCGCTGCGTCCTGAAGTTGTTAGCGACTCGCATAAGACTTGGGTAATGAACGTAGAGGCAGAAGTCATGGAAGCAATCCACGATGGTTCATATGCTGATCAATATATGACCGAAGAGGAGCGCAACGCGGGTCGGCAAGACAATGACGAACGCGGCTATGAGCGTAGCTATGAGCGCGAAGGACGCAGAAGCTATGGCGACAGCGAGGAACGCAGCTATGACAGAGGTAGCAGAGGAAGAGGCGCAGGTTATGGTGGTCCTTCTCGTGATTCCCGCAATGACAATTCTCTGTCTGACTCTGCGCCTCCTGAGCGTTCAGGAAGGCAGCGCGGTGGCGACGAAATTTTCTAAGGCAATATTCAAAGACGCTGCTTAAATGCAGCGTCTTTTTTACTATATAACGAAGTAACGAAAGGAGAGTGTATAATGGCTAAGAAGCAACAAAGTATATTTGGTGCAATGCAGCGCGACGACAAGACCAAGGAACTCAACAAGGCTATACTCGAACGCGCGCAGCAATCGCAGAAGCAGGCACGAACAATGTCAGCGCGCGTTACTGTAGACCCCAAGGAAGGCAAGCGCGCTGCGCTCATTGCTAAGGTGCAGGCTGCTGTGGAAGTAGCGAAGCAGAAGCTTATACCTGATGACACCTATGAAATCATTAGAGACGAAGCGCGACTTGTAGAATACGTGGATACTTTGATAGGTATCGTCACTGTCAATCCTGATGAAATTATTGGCATTGACTTCGAGGCGACGAGCCTTGATCCGATAACAGGAACGCTCGTAGGCACAGCACTTTACATTCAGGGCACGAAGGAAGTCTATATACCACATACTCACACAGACTACTTTGACAAGCTGTTGCCAAATCAGATTTCCTTTGAAGTCATGGCGCGTGAGCTTATGCGTCTTATCGCTGCAAATGCCAAGTTCGTCTATCATAATGCTAAGTTTGATATGCGATATGCTAAGAACGCTATGGGCGTTCTTATACCTGTGCATTGGGATACTTCGCTTGGCTCAAACTTCCTGAATGAGTATGAGCCTCACGGCCTCAAGCCTTTGTGGGACAAATATGTAAGCAAGGACAGCGAAAAGAAATCCGAGCAGTTTTCTGACCTGTTTGACGGCATACCTTTTAACTATGTTCCTATCGAACTTGGCGCAATCTATGCAGCGAAAGACCCGCGCAAGACTGTTGAACTATGTTACTTCCAAAAGCAGTACCTAACTGAGACTGCGGAGAAGTGCATAAAGGCTGACCTTGTTGACACAGCGCGTCTACATTGTAACTGGGAAACGCCACTAATTCCTGTTCTCAGAGACATGGAAGAACGAGGCGTTGGACTTGACAAAGACATGTCAAAAGAACTGTCCGTCAAGTATAATAGATTGAAGGTAGAGGCTGAAGCAAAATGTCAAGCGTACCTGAAGAAGCTTGATTATCGTAAGCTGAACGCAGAGCAGCGCGGCAAGCTCGGCAATCCTATAAATTTGAACAGTCCCATTCAGCTTCAGATTGTACTATATGACGTTATGGAGCTACCTTCTGTAGAAAGGAAGTCTCCAAGAGGTACGGGTGAGAAGGTTCTTGAAAAGCTCAAGGAGCGCCTTCAGAATGAGAAGAATACAAAGGATGGCGATAAGAAAAAGCATGTTGAATTTTTTGACTTGCTTCTTGAATATCGCGGCATAGCGAAACTCGTTTCCACATACATTGACAACCTGCCTGACCTTGTTAAGGAGAAGACAGGCAAGATTCACACCCAATACAATCAGTATGGCGCAAGAACAGGACGATTCTCTTCAGAAGCGCCCAACCTGCAAAATATACCGTCAAAGAATAAAGAGATTCGAAAGATGTTCATTCCTTCGATTGGCTTTGTGTTCATCGGCGGCGACTTTTCACAGCAGGAGCCTCGCGCGCTTGCTCACCTGTGCTTTGTCCTCTTTCAGGACAGGAAAATGCTTGACGCATATCTTGCAGGCAAAGACTTGTATTCATGGATGGCTGCTGAAATTTACAAAGTTTCTTACGAGGAATGTAAAGAGTTCCGGCCTGATGGCAGCACCAATGCTGAAGGCAAGAAGCGCAGAAACTCAGTTAAGAGCATTTTGCTTGGCCTGATGTACGGGCGCTCGACTGCATCCGTAGCAGAGCAAATGGAAGTAACTGAAGCTGAAGCGCAAAAAATTGTTGACATGCTGTTTAACGAGTTTCCCGGCATTCTTCGTGTCATTCATTACTATGAAGACATGGTTCGTGAGAAGGGTTATGTTAAGACCATATACGGGCGCAAGTGTCGTATACCTGATTTCAATCTTCCTGATTATCAATGCGTGTATGACAGCGACAGGAAGACGCCAATACAAGAGCGTGAAATAAATGATTACTATGTACGCAAGATGCGCCTTGCTACGGGTTACAAGTCAAGGCGCGCAGTCATCGAAGAGGCTAATTCGAAAGGCATATGGATTGAGGACAACACACTTCTAATCTCAGAAGCGCAACGTCAAATACTGAACAGCGTCATTCAGGGCACAGGCGCAGACATCACGAAAATTGCTATGGTGCTTGTAGGTACGGACGAGCAATTGAAGGAATGGGGTTTCCATTTGTTGCTAACTGTGCATGACGAACTTATTGGCGAAGCTCCTGAAGCGACTGCTCGTAAGTGCGCCGAGCGTATGCGTGAACTGATGCTGAAGGCTACTGAAGGCGTTCTTACAGTACCTATGTCTGTTGACTGTGAAATTACAAGGCGCTGGTTCGGTGAGGATATCACAAATGAATTAGCTGCATAATTTGGCTTGCCTCTGGACACGTTATATAGTATACTAAAAGAAAAACGTTTCGGAGGTTTGAACATGATCACTACGAAAAAGCAAAAGGTCATTGACGCGCTGAAGGCTGGTAACGCTCTTGAGGCAACAAAGTTGGCGAAGGCCTTCAAGATTGAGCTTACAAAGGAGCAGCAAGCTATTGTGGCGCGCGCCTTCGAAATGTCTCACTCGCCCGCGTTCTACGAACAACTTGGCTTTAATGCTGCTGATCAACTTCAGAAAGCCGAAACAATCCTGCGCGAGGTATACGCAGAACATTTGTAATAATTTCACACATAAAAGACTCCACTTAAAAAGTGGGGTCTTTTTGTTATATAACGATTGAAAAACTAAAAGAGGAGTGACTGGACAATGAAGTTCAAAATCAGCACAGCAAACCTTAATCGCATCTTGGCAATCGTCATCAAAGGGGCAGGCAACAAGCACACGCTGCCTATTACGAAATACTTCGCTCTGAGCCTGTCGAGTAACACATTGATTGTCACAGCTACGAACGGCGTTAACTTTATCTCGTACATTGAACCTGATGTACATGGTGAGGATGGTTACGCTGTTGTCGCTGCTGATCAACTGGTGCAGCTTGTAAAGCGCACTACGAAGCCGGAAATTGCCTTTGCTTCTGTGAAAGGTCATCTTGAAGTCAAAGGCAATGGCAAGTATTCGCTGCCTCTGTACACCTTCAGTGAAGGTGAGAGCTATCCGTCCTATGAGTTTGACGAAGATGCTGCACCGTTCGAAGTGAACGCGCAGATTCTCAAGAAGGCGCTGAAGGTCAACGAGTCGGCAATTGCAACAAACCTGATCATTCCTTATCTCGCAGGCTATAACATTGGTGGACAACTGATCACTACCGATGGCCTCAAGATGTGCGTTAACGAGAGCGTGTTTGTTGATCCGCCTATGCTCGTCTCTCAGCAGCTTGCAGACCTGTTGCAAATGCTTACCGCTGAAAAAGTCACTGTGCAAAAGGATGAAAACAAGCTGCTCTTTACTACTGACAATATCGTTATCTTTGGCGCAGAGCTTGATGGCCTGAAAGATTATCCCGACATTACAGGTGTACTCGGCTTCGAGTACGACAATGTAGTGACTGTATCCAAAGTTGAGTTCACGAATGCACTTGACCGCCTGAAGTTGTTCACAGACCCTAACGACAATAACAGCATTATCATGACATTCGCTAAGAAAGGCCTGCTCATTGAAGACAGCAAAAAGAGCAGTCAAGAAGTGGTAGCGATTCAAGAGGGACCGGAGTATGCAGAGTTCTCCGTGACTGTCAACATTGAACTCTTGACTGACCTTATTGACGTGCTTGTTCATCCTGTCGTCAAGATTGAGTTTGGCGAAAACCTGCCTCTCAAGATTACTGAGAACGATGTTACATTGACGCTCGGCGTTATCGGTGACGACGAGGAAGAAGAGGACGCTGGCGAGGAGGAGTAAGCTTGACAAACAATCCCTACAAGAACCTCGCAAAGCTCATTCAGAACGCGCAGCAAAACCAGTCACCCGAGGATGCGTTCCTTCAGGCTCTTAACAGCGCTATATCTAAATATAGCAAGCTGAATGACAAGCCTCCCTCACAGTCCTACAAACCCAGTATGCTCGGCGGGTGCCTGCGTGAAATCTATTTCACAGTGACAGGCGCTCCCGAGGATGACGTATTGCCTGACCCGAATCTTGTAGGTATGGGGGAATCGGGAACTGACAGGCATTTACGCCTTCAGACTGTTATCTCCGAAATGAAAAAGATGGGCTTCAAAGATGTCGAATGGATTGACGTTGAGGAATTTTTGAAGTTTCATCCTGTCGAAGGCACAGAGGTTGTAGAACGCAAAGGCATGGAGGTAAAGCTGCGAAACACGATTTTTAATATGTCCTTCATGTGTGATGGCATTATTAAGTTTCGCGGCGTTTACTATGTCCTTGAAATCAAGACGGAAACAAGTTTCAAGTGGCAGCCTCGAACAGGTCCCGAGCCTAAAGCTGTAGTACAGGCAAGCTCTTACAGCCTGTGTCTTGGCGTAAATAAGGTGATGTTTGTTTACGAGAATCGGGACGTGTGCAGCAAAAAGGTATACATTCATCAAGTATCTGAAATTGAAAAATATGATCTTGTGGTTCACAAGATTGAAGAATGTAACACCTATGTTGAAACGGACACTGTGCCTCCCAAGAGCGACAACAAAAATGACTGTCGCTACTGCGACTACAAGCAGGAATGCAAAAAATATTGATAGGAGGCTGATTCGATTGACTTTCGTAGCAAAGCGCATTAACGTTATGGAGGGCGGCTTTGAGCAGGAAGGAGGCTATGTCACGCTCAGGAATACAATGGGTGATGACAGGACGATTGTAGACGCTGCGCGCGTATCTTACAATAAACGTGCGGGCGAAGTCCTTTCAGCGAAGGACGTTCGACTCATTGACTTTCTGGCTGAGAACGGTCACACTTCTCCTTTTCGCCATGCTGTGCTTCAATTCGAGGTACACGCACCTTTGATGGTAGCGCGTCAATGGTGGAAGTATGTTGTCGGCTCTGTTCATGACACTATGGAAGCCTGGAATGAATCTTCTCGACGCTACATTACAGAGGAAGTGAATTTCTATACACCTAACTCGTCCATGTGGCGTTTGGCTCCTGAGAACTCGAAACAAGGTTCGGGCGCCAATATGCACTGGAAGGAAGGCGAAGAAGTCACTAAAATGCTCTATGAATTGCAGGAAAAATGTCACGATTATTACAAAACCGCAATTGCAATGGGTATATGTGCAGAGCAGGCGCGCTTGTTCCTTCCTGCTTACGGTTTGTACGTTCGCTGGATGTGGACTGCTTCGCTGCAAGGCGTAGCTCATTTCATTAACCAACGAACAGCAGAAGACGCTCAAGGCGAAATTCAGAAATTCGCTGAGGCTGTGAAGGAACTGGCGATGTATCAGTTTCCTGCTGCGCTGTCTGCTCTGTTAGGTGAAAATAATGAGCGGGCGTAAATCGAAAAATAAAGGTTATCGTGGTGAAAAGGAGTTCGCTGACCTGACAGGAGGAAGGCGAGTTCCTCTGTCAGGTGCAGCAGCCCATGCAGGCGAGGAGTTCGGCAACGATGTCATACTACCGAACGGCATGAAGGTAGAGGTCAAGCGCAGAGCAGAGATGGAGAAGACGCTCTATGGCTGGCTGCTTGACGAGCGCGAGAAGCCTGACCTCGTAGCCTTTCGCGCAGATCACAAGCCTTGGATTATCAGCATGACGCTTGACCAGTTTGCGCGCCTCATGAATATTGAGATTGCTGCAAAAGACTTGCTTAATCAAATGTTTGAAGAGGACATGTCTGACGTTGGCGCCTCGCAGCTAATAAAGGCGGTGATGAAACTAAATGACGACGGAACAAGAACAGGCAGATTCTCAGGAGCAGGAACACACAGAAGCAGCGTCCCCAAAGCAGGACGAGGAGAAGTTGAGAACAATACGGCACAAGATTAAAGCTGACTCAGATGTGGTAACTCGCCTCGTTGATCAACTGGTGAACGAGTACAGCAGAGAAATTGACAGACTCGTGTCAGAAGTCAAGGACATGCTCGTCAAGAAGGATACGCTTGACGACGAAGAAATTGAGAAATGCGTCCTGCGTTTCCCGGTTTACATGTATAGCGCAGTTAATGGCGTTGAGAATGTAGGCATTCAGGCAGAGCTTGCAAAGGCGAACAAGATGGAAGTTCTCAATCAGGCATTTGAAGCCATTGAAGGTACGATACCTGACAAGACGAAGTATGCCGAGCTTGAGAGCTTCAATGAACACCTGATGACTGTAGTGTTTGAGAAAGCCTACAGGAAGCTGAAGGCAAAAATTGAACACGCCGACAAGGTTTACTCTGCGACGAAGAAGGTCATGGAAAAGCGCATTGCTGAAATGGGAGTTCTTAGGAGGGATAGAAATGGCTAACGGAAAACGCAGATTTCAATACCTGCCCGAATATCAGCACCTTAACATGCCAATACCTCAACGCAAAACGCTGCGCTCGGCAGGCTACGACATTGCAGCAGCCTTTGTGAATCCTTATGAAAGGCGCGTCATTAGTCCTGGCGGCATTGACCTCATACCTACAGGCCTTACAGTGTATGACATGGAAGATGATGATGAATTGCAAATACGTTCACGCTCAGGCCTCGCATGGAAGAACGGCATTATTGTTGCCAACTCACCCGGCACAATAGATGCTGACTATGAAGGTCAGCACATTCAAGTTCTCTTGCATAACGTAAGTGACACTGACTTTGTTGTTACCTGCGGTATGCGTATCGCTCAAGGCGTTTTCAGTAAGGTTCATTTCACATTGCTGGACTGTCCTGATGAAGTAGTTCGCCGGGGCGGCTTCGGTCACACGGGGGTGTAACATTGAACGCACTTGATAAAGCAATGGGCGAAATTAATAAGAAGTACGGTAAGCAGATGGTGCAAATGGGAACCTCTCGTATTTACGTAGACAAGATTCCCTTCTCGTCTCCTAAGCTTAACTGGATGACTTATGGTGGCGTTCCTATCGGCAAGGCTACTGAGCTTATCGGTCAAGAGTCTGGTGGCAAAACGACAAATGCGCTTGACATCGTAGCGAACGCACAGAAGAAAGCTGAAAGGGATTATCGCGCAATTCTCGCTGACACAGATAAAAAGATTGAAGCACTCGAAGACTCGGGCACAAAAACAGCGTTGAAGGAAGCTGACAAGCTGCGCGCCGCTCGTGCAAAGATCGTTGAAGATGGTCCTCGTCGTGTCGTCTACGTAGACCTTGAGAACACGCTTGACGAGGATTGGGCAGAACTCCTTGGCGTTGACCTCGAAGCCTTGTACCTCGCTCGCTTCGACGACGAGACTGCCGAGCAAGTCCTTCAGGCCATTCTTGATCTGATAGCGACAGGTCAGGTAATCGCGCTCGTTGTCGATTCTATACCAATGCTCGTTCCTCAACAAATTGCTACAGAAGACCTAAGTAAAAAGAGCTATGGAGGTATAGCTGGCGCTGTTACTGAGTTCTGTCGCCGGGTATCCTCGCTTATCAGCACCAACAAAACTGCTCTTATCATTATCAATCAGGTGCGCGAGGACTTTGACAATCCCTACAATCAGTACAAAACGCCGGGCGGACGTGCGCTGAAGCATCTGTACGCGCTGCGCCTCTTCTTCCGAAAAGGTACGTACTTTGACGCTGATTACAAGGAACTCAAGAACAAGAACGCTGTAGAGCCTGCTGGTCATATCATTGACGTTGAAATTGTCAAAACGAAAGTATGTAAGCCGGACAGACGCCTTGGTCAAGAAACACTGACCTACGACAAGGGTATTGACATCACGGCTGACACACTTGACATGGCTATCAGGTACAAGCTTATCGAACTGTCAGGTGCGTGGCATTACATTATGGATAGCGCAGGCACAGGAGAGGTACGCAAAGACGAAATGGATGAAGATATGAAATTCCAAGGACGTCCGCGCACTCTTGAATTTTTCCTCAATGAAGGTGCTGAGGTCTTCGAGGAGATATATGAAGAGGTTCACAGCCTCGTGACTGCGCTGCCTGAATGACAAGCATCCCAAAATAATCGTTCTAAGGTACTTCAAAGGTGTGTATGCTGTTAGTGTAAGCTACACTTCACACAAAGGAGACTGAGGAATGATGGATCAAATTAAAGAGGTATTGTCTCAACTCATGGCAGCAGAGGAAAAAGGCGCGCACATCTTTTTCACCAACGAAGGTTTGCGCTTCATTGCTACCTTGCCTGACAGCCTGCTCATTCACGAGGAGGACGAAGCTGCTGCTATGTAAAATTTTCCTTCTCGCAAGGCGCCACTTAAAAGGTGGCGCCTTTTTGCTATACAATGATTAAGCTCAAATTTTAATCATTGTATAGGAGGAATGAAGTATGGGACGTGCATTACTCGTGACAGAACTGCCCAAGCCTGTAGTTGGCGAGGAGGCGCTGATTGTAGAGCATACAGACCTGGTTCACTTCGTTTGTCAGCGTTTTCGGACTACTTCTCATTTTCTTAATGTTGACTATGAGGACTTATATCAGGAAGGCATGATTGGTCTGCTTTTGTCAATTCGCAAGTTTGACCCGACACGTGGTCTTAAATTGTCTACCTACGCCGTACCTTCTATATACTTTGCTATTCGTAAATATTTACGCGACAAGTCGCGCTTGATTAGAACACCACGAAGTAAGGTTTCGAAGGCCTATATCGTCGATAGCTTAGAGCGTACTGCATATAATGGTGATAGTGAGCCTGTTACACTTGGCGACATGATAGGCGTAGATGACGACATGAACAGCTTTTATTCCGCTGACCTTTGCAACAGGATTATGGAAAGGCTTCCTACGTTACACCGCGAAGTTCTTAATTTAAGCATACAGGGTTACAATCAGCCCGAGATAAGCAAGAAAGTTGGCATATCGCAACCACATGTAAGCAGAATAATTCGAAGTTCGAAAGAAACCGCTCGCCAAGAATTGTCAGAACATCTTGCATAATTCTGTTGCATCTGAACACACTACATAGTATACTATATACAAAGATGCAATGAAGGAGCTGGTAACAAATGTTGAACCTGTTGACCTATGAAAAGCCTCTGCTTGTAAATGGCAAGCTTTTCGAAAACGCTGCTGAAGCTTTTGCTGCTTTCAAGGACAGCGCGGATGACTTGAAGATTGAACTGCATCTGTCTGACGCTGAGATAGCTGAAAAGCGTGTTTCTAACTCTCACATTATCGTGGACGTGCCTGCTGCCTCCTCTACACCTTCAGCGCGCAAGCTGACTGTCTACAAGTTGATTGTCAGACAGTACATGACAAAGCATTCATCACCTGGCTTCGACTTCATGAAGAAGTACAATGATGACAATCCCATGCCTATGCGCGTCATGTATGGCGTCATTCTTCAGGAAACACCTGGCATGTACAAGATGCAATTGCATTGCAGAGCGCATAAGGATTCGGTACACTGTTCACATTGTATGCGTGAATTGACGCATCCTATAAGCAGAGTTTATGGCGTTGGGCCTATATGCGGCGAACATTATTGGCAGGCTGATGAATGGATTAAGTCGCTCGCAAATGACGAGGAGGCGCTTTTCAAGGAAGCTGACAAACGCCTGCGTCAAATAACTTGGGAAGGATGGATACCGAAGAAGGCGCTTGAATCGTTTACGCCTTTGCTTGAAAAAATGTCTGTGGAGGTGGCTTCGTAGCTCATGAGTTTACGCGCAGCAATATTTGAAGCAATCAACGCAGAACGCGCAAGGCAGAACAAGAAGCATCCGGAGTTTCAAAAGGAACTCCGGATGGCTGTTCTTGCTGAAGAAGTAGGAGAGGTTGGAACAGCCTTACAGACTGGTGACCTTGAGAACCTGCGCGAGGAGTTAACGCAGGTAGCCGCATTAGCAGTAAGATGGCTTGAATACATTGACAAGGAGGGTGACCCGGATGCTGCTTTCGAAAACTAATCTTGAGAAGGTCATTGAAAATATTATGCAGCTTGACAGCTTTGCGGATGTTGAGGAACTGACGTTTCCCATGAAGCGGCCTACAGCAGCGCGTCAGCAGGAATGGCTTGACGAATTTATGAACAGGTTCGAAACACATATTCGCGGCGTTCTTGAGGAGTACACAGAAGTTCCAAAAAAGATTTTTGAGCCTACAGCAGATATTAACATCACGAAATTGCAGTTACGTGTTAATATAGCTCGTGACTCGGAAACGGCAGTTAAAATGCGCGAACATGGTTACACGTTGATTGACAGGTATGGCTCTATGGAACGTGATTACCTCTTTCATGAGTATATATTGCCTGACAAGAGGGGCGAATAACATGTTCGGAGCTATCCTTTTCCTGATTGTCGCTTATCCTGTCGCGCTGTTCGTTTGCAATCTCGTTGTCAGGCTGTTCGTCGGTGACAAATACGAAGGAGTCTCAAAGGTTGGTGACGACGATGACTAAGAAGCAGCAGAGCCTTTTCAGTCTCAAGCCTCCTGCGCCTAAAGCAGCGTCGAAGCCTGCTGTACCTGTAGCTGTCGTCACTCGCACCTATCCTGCGTTTACGCCTCATGCAGGTGACTCCTGTCGCGTATGGACTGAGGATAGGACAAAGCAGGAAAAGGCTGTCATTGAGTTTGTAGATTATCCGAACCTGTATCGTGACCACATGTATCCTGTACAGGTTCGCGTCAATGATGAATATATGTTCCGCTGTGCGTTTTCCGATATCGAAAAGGAGGAGCAAAATGAAATTTCAGAGAAGTAGCAGAAGCGAGTACCTGAAGCTTAACTGGACTATTGCGACTGACTACCTGCGCGCCATCGAAGATCAACTTCAGCGCATGTCAGATAACGAAGGCCTTGCAGATGAAATTCCTTCACGAGAGCAGATTGAAATGGTGCTGCTCGCTGCTGAGGTTGTAGGCGAGCGCCTTGTTGATACACCTGACATTGAGGTGGTGAAGTCAAGCATCAGGACACTGATGGAGGAGGTCAGCAAGCTAACGGGCTGGCTCAAACACAACAAGGACGCACCCGACTTCGTTACTGCACCACTTATCATTCAAAAGCAGGCTATGCTTGACGCAGCCGACGCGCATTCTAAAACGCTTCGAAAGCTCGAAGGACTTCAACCAATTGAATAAATCCAAACAGGCCTCGCTTAAAAAAGCGGGGCCTTTTACTATATAACGTTCTGAAAGGAGGAAACACACTATATGCGAAGCGTGGTGAGGTTAAGCGCAGCAGCGCAGAAGCTCGTTGAAGACCATTATAATCTTGCTTGGAAATATGCGCGTAAATATCAGCGCATGGGTTGGGCAAACGGCTTGACTGTTGAAGACCTTGTATCTGCGGGTCATCTTGCTTTAGTCGATGTTGCGCGCTATTATAAACCAGAATCCGGCTTCGCTTTCGCTACTCCCGCAATAAAAGTTATCAAGCGGTACATCCGAGAAGAAGTTGACAAAAACAGACGCAGAAAAGGCGAAACGCGAGGCTACTACGTAATAAGCTTGGACGCTCTTTTGAATAGCGAGCGCATGAAAACGCAAGAGCACCACAATACTAAGCTGACCTATGCCGACACATTCTCGTACCTTCAGGATTTAACCGACATTGATTACATTGACTTCGTAGAATCTCTTACACTTATGGATCAAACTATACTTAGCCTTCGAATGCAGGACTATTCCTTTCGTGAGATTGCTGACATGTATGGTCAAAAGAGTATAAACTTTGCGCAGCGTCGCATGATCAAGATAAGAGAAAAATTCATATCGGAGGGACTGCATGAAGCCTACCCGTCATTACAGCAAAAGGCAGGAAGAAAGCGTATCTCGAAGCCTCGGTCTTAGACGCACAGCGAACAGTGGTGCCACACAGTTCGATAAAGGTGATGTCGTAGGTGAACACATCATGATTGAGTGCAAGACGCTGACTAAACCGCAAGCCTCTATCAGCATCAAGAAGGAATGGCTTGACAAGAATCAGGAAGAGGCCTTTGCAAGGGGCAAACAAATTGCAGCGCTCACCTTCGACTTCGGTGACAATGGTAACAGGTATTACATTGTCAGGGAGGACGACTTCCGGCAATTTTACAATTTATTTCTGAAGGAGCTTGAAGAAGATGGAAGCTGAAAGCAGGGAACTTCAAAAGTTCTGCAAAGGCCGTAAGGTGACAGGCATTTGGCTTGACGGTGATCAACTCATATGGGAGCTTGATAACGTGTTGATTGTTACCGCACAGGCAGGACACAGCCGCACACTTTTTACTGATGTGAAGAAGAAAACAGTATCGTATGTTGAACCCACTGAGGAGGACTATTCCTATGAATCTCGCCAATAAGTACAGACCGCAAAGCTTCATCGACGTTGTAGGTCAGGAGCATGTGAAGAAGATTCTTGCGAATCAACTTCGCACCAAGGACATCAAGAACGCCTACCTTTTCACAGGGGGCGCAGGAACAGGCAAGACAACCAATGCTCGTATCTTCGCTAACTGCATTGACGCTGAAGTTATCGAAATTGATGGCGCAAGTAACAACGGCGTGGACAACGTTCGTGAATTGATTGAATCCTCTCGGTATCGTCCTATTAGCGCCGCGTACAAAGCTTACATCATTGACGAGGTTCACATGTTGTCTACAGGCGCGTTCAATGCGCTGCTGAAGACGCTGGAAGAGCCGCCTGCTCACGCTGTATTCATTCTCGCTACGACTGACCCGCAAAAGATTCCGGCAACGATTATGAGTCGAGTTCAGCGCTTCGACTTTCACCGCCTCACTGTCGAGCAGATTGTTGCGAACCTGAGCAACATTGCGGAAGCAGAAGACCGCAGCGTTGCTGAGGATGCGCTCGAATACATTGCAAAGCTCGCTCAGGGTGGAATGCGTGACGCTATCACGATTCTCGACACAAGCCTTGGTTATGTTTCTGAAGGCGAGACGCTGACCCTTGATACAGTGATTGACGTTGTAGGAACTACGCCACATAGCTTGTACATTGACCTGTGCAGGTATAAGGAAGCAGGCAACACGTTGGAAATTCTCAACCTGCTTGAGCAGGTTTACGCTTCAGGCGCCGACTTCAAGCGCTTCGTTGCAGGCCTGCTTGAGTTTGTAGTGGACGTTGAAAAGCTTGTGGTACTTGATGACATGCGCTATGTAGCTGCTCCTGCTATCTATGAGGTTGACATGAGGAGTCTTGCGGACATGAACCTCCTCAAGTGGTACAAGCCTCTGTCTGACCTGCTTGCTCAGATTAAGTACGAGCATTCACCTAAAACTTTGGTTACGGGGGCGATACTGTGTCTGTAGAAAAGAACTTAGTATTCCTCGGACAGTCTCCTGTTTATACTCACCTTATGCACCTGATTTTTACAAAGCGCCTGCCTAACTTCATCATCATTGCGGCGCCTCCGCGCTGGGGAAAAAAGACCTTCGCTCGCGCTATCGCTATGGCAGCAAACATGCCTCTTCTGGAGGCGACAGAGTTCAAAGTTGACGAAATGCGGGACTTCATCATTGACGCGCAGACTCTCAGGCAGCGCAAGGCCTACCTGATACCCGACATTGAAACAATGTCACTCGGCGCACAAAACGCGCTGCTGAAGTTCATGGAGGAGCCTCCGAAAAATGCGTACATCTTCGCAACAGTTTCGGCGCTTCATACTGTGCTGCCAACGATTCGCTCACGCGCTAAGACTTTCATCTTCAGGCCTTATGATGTTGAGGAGCTTCGACACTTCACAGACGACGAGGAACTTCTGAGCGCCTGCATGTCACCCGGACAGGTCAAGCGATTCCTCGACATGGGGGAAGCGGGCTACAAGGCAATGCTGAAGCTCACGAAGAAGCTCGTGGATGACATTGCGAAGGCAAGCGCTGCGAACCTGTTCAAGATTCCCGCGCAAGTTACCGCAGATGACTTGGACCTGTTCTTCATGCTCATTGAGCATTACCTGTTCATTAACTTGTGTGTTCCTTTTGGCAATAATAGCGTCGAGCTTTCACGTTTGCACCGTATGTCTATCGTTACAGCAGAGTTCAAACATCAAAGTCATAACAAGGGAATCAGCAAAGCAAACATGCTGGACATGTACCTTGTCAGGCTGCGCGAGGAGGCTTTACAGTGATTGTTCGTATCAATGGTGAACGCATTGAAAACGTAGAGCGCTTGGAAATCGTGAATAACGAAGTTCCCACATCTGTAGCGCTTGCGTGGGTGGCTGTAGGCCTCGTAGTGCTGATTGCGTGGATTGAGAGGTTCGCGTCATGAACGAGAGGAGAAAAAGCCGATGAACTTCCAAACATTGAAGAAGGAACTTGATAACGGCGTCTACAGGAACCTGTATATCTTCTCAGGTGACGAGCGTGAAGTGATGCGCAAGTACATTAAGCGCATAGCTGGTGATACTCCTATAACACGTCCCGACAGCATCAAGAGCATAGCAAAGGCGCTGCAAACGCGCTCCTTGTTTCCTTCTCGTCGCGTGTATCTGCTGGAAGATGATAAGGCAGTTCTTGACATGAATTTGTCAACTTTGCAGCACAAGGCCAACATGTGCAAGGATACCGTCATCATTATCACCTTCAGGAGTATTGACAATCGCCTCAAGTTTTTCAAGGACGTGAAAGAGGAGCTTTGTAGCTTCGACAAGTACACGGAGCAGCAGCTTGTAGGCTTTATAGTCAAGCAGGTTCAAATGCCTGAAGAGGTAGCTTTGCAGCTTGCAAAACGTTGTGGAAATGACGTTGCGCGCATTGAGTCTGAATGTAACAAGCTGAAGCACTTCACGAGTGATGTACCACCATTCATTGACGATGCGATTACCCTTGAAATGCTGCGCGATATTGTTGCACCTACGCTGGAAGATAGGATATTCGAAATGATTGACGCGGTGGCTACAAAGAAACTCTCAAAAGCCTTCAGCCTCTACAAGGAACTGCTGGACATGAAAGAAAGCCCCATCAAAATTGTGTCGCTTCTGTACACGAAGTTTCGTCAAATTTTCCTGCTGCAATATTACAGCGGCTTGAAAGGCGAAATCGGTCAGAACACAGGCATGAATCCTTGGCAAATTAAAATGACTCAACCGCTCGTAGGTCACTTTCAGACTGAGCGCCTGCTGAAGATCATGAAGCAGATTCAAAGCGCAGAGGTCAAAATGAAAACAGGTCAGATGGACATGTCAACTGGTATGGATGTCCTGATGATAAACATTCTCGCATAGGAGGAATAACACATGCCGTATATTTTGCAAAGCGTTCACGCAGAGGAATATCTGGATGAACATGAAGATTATGTAACTGATCCCGAAGAGGCGAAACACTTCGAGGACTATGACGATGCTGTGGCTTACAAGAACGATGACGAAATTGTTATGAATTATGTGGAAGGTAGAGTGGAACCTATTTCCTAAAAATTCTTACAATATCTTGAAGGCCACCGCTTAAAAAACGGGGCCTTTTTACTATATATAGATATGTAAGACTAATTCTAAACTACTATTCTCTTGGAGGAGAACACACATGAATAATGAAGAGGTAACAACGAATGTCCCTATGTACGCAGACTTTGCATGTTGGTTGAAAGATTATCACACTGGTGCAGAAAAGGCAATCTCTGCGAAGCATCTGCGCGCGTGGGGGCGTGGCGTAGAGATTCGCAAGATTGTAAACTCTCTGCGCAACAGTGGTGTGCCCATTTGTTCTGATCAAAATGGCTATTACTACGCTGCGAACCAGCGCGAACTTCAGCACACTATCAACAATCTGAGGAGTCGCGCTACCGAAATCACGAAGGCACAAGAAGGACTTTGCAAAGCTCTTGACGATGGCACTTTAACAACATGACGGGGGTGACCTAATGGGCGCTGTCGCTATTGAGACTTACAACGCACAGCTAATGGCTATAGCAAACTACGAAAACGCTGGTCAATTGAAACACTTACTGCGAAACTATAACAACCTGTACGGACTTTCTCAGCGTGGCGATGGTGTAGCCCAGAGCATTTACATTGACCTGAAGACAGCGCTTGAAGCTAACGCGCTCACTGATCTTCAGGCGCTCTACATAAGGGAACATCTGATTGAGGGTATGTCCCTCGAATACCTGAGTAACTTTTACGGTGTTAAACGCGCATCAGTAGCAGATTCCGTTAAGCGAGGCCTGAGCAATCTTCAGAAGGTCTTGCAGGGAGGAAACCTGTATGCGCGCTCGTGACCTTGACAAGGCTGCGGAAGACTTTCTTCGAGAACATGATCCGCTGTTTCACGCGAAGAACAAGAAAAAGCTTATGGAGTATCCCTACCTGTCACGCAGACAGTCACAGATACGCGCGTCCACTGAGATTCCGGGAAGCGCGTTATCAAAAGGTCAAAGGCGCGTGTGTGGTCAAATGCTTGAATGTGTATACTACGACGAGGAGTGAGGTGGCATGGACTTCTTGCGTTCCCTTTACAAGTATGTAAAATCGAAGATCACAAAGCCGCGTTAATTTCTAAGGAGCCACTTAAAAATGGCTCCTTTTTTGCTATATAAAGAGTAAAGGAGGAATGAACATGACAATTTACAAAGCTAATAACTGGGAGTTTAACGAGGACGTAGCGAAGGTTTTCAAAGATCATGTCCGGCAATCTGTGCCCATGTACGATGCGTTTCACGACATGATTGCAGAATTATCACGCTGGTTCATCAGGAACGACTCTATAGTGTTTGACCTCGGTTGCGCAACGGGTGAAGTCATCAGGCGTTTGTGCCTGGAACATGCTGACAAGAATGTTACTTATGTTGGTATTGATAATTCGATTGCCATGATTCAAGAGTCCCATGAAATGGTAAACACCTATAAATTTCAGAATGTTTGTCTGCAACAAGACGACATAAGAAATCTTGAGGATTATGTACCCGGCGAAGGTACTCTGGATTTCATTACGTCCGTACTCACGCTTCAATTCGTTCATCCGCGTTATCGTCCTGAGATTTTACGCGCTGTTCATGCTTCACTCGCTCCCGGCGGTGCGTTCATCCTTGTTGAGAAGACCGTAGGCGCGTTCGCGCAGCTTGATGAAATGTATGTCGAATGCTATCATGAAATGAAAATGCGCAAAGGTTTGACGGTGCAAGACGTTCACGACAAGCAAAAATCTCTGCGCAGCGTACTTATGCCTGCGTCTGTAGGTGAGAACATTCGCTGGTTGAAGGACGCTGGCTTTCGTACAATGGAGGCATTCTTCAAATGGCACAATTTTGTAGGCATTATTGCCATTAAGGACAATGTATGACAAAGGCGCAGGAGTTTCGAACACTGTTGCTGCAAAAAGTCGAAGCTATTACGAAGGAGCATAAAGACCTGGCTTTGTTGTTCAGCGGGGGAACAGATTCGAGCCTGATTCTGTTCTGTCTCCTCGAACTTGGTATAAAGCCTGTATGCTACACCTTTGGCGTCGAAGGCTACAGGTCAAGAGACGTTATAGTCTCTCAGCAGCTTGCACAGCACTTTGGCGTTAAGCAGCAGCTTATCATGCTGAAGCCTGATGTCCAAACGCTTGAGCGAGACGTGCGGCAGATCATACGCTATGCAAAGACCTCACGCAAAACTGTTGTGCAATGCCTTCACCCAATCAAGTATGTAATGCAGGTAGTGAAGGAGCCTGTATTGCTGAATGGTCTTAACGCTGACTCACTCTATGGAACAAGTCGGAAAATCTGCATTGAAGGCAAGGACGACAAGGAAGCCTTTGACAGGCTGCGGTACGCTGAAATGTATGACCCGGAACTGTCCGACTTTTATATCAAGCGATACGTGGAGAGTCATGGTATAGTGTCGATTGACCCGTATCGTGACAAGGAAATAGAGGACTTCTTTCTCCCATTCACATGGCGAGAAGTGAATGAGCCTAAAGAGAAGCAGATTGCTGTAGACGCCTTTCAGGATTACTTCGGCGCGTTCGACTTTTACAGGCGCTCCGCGTCCTACCAGATTGAAAGCAAGCTGCGTGAATATCATGACTTGCTGCTTGCACAGCCTCACTTGAACCTCAAAGGCTGGAAGATTGTTAAGCCCATTTATGACCTGATTTACTCGCAAGAAGTTCTTCAGGCAGGCAAACCCAAGCAGCGGCGATTATTTTAGAAAGGAGGCTTGCAGCTATGGGAGATATGGCGGATTACTATCTTGATCTGGCGATGAACGCTTACGGTCTTGACGTAAACGACGAATGGCAAGGACGCTCATACAGCAGAAAGCATAAGACAAGGACGCACTACACGCAGTATCGAAAGCCTGAAAAGAGTAATAAGCCCACGGTACAATTTCTCAAATTGCGGGATAATCCTAAGCTCTGGATAAACGCAGAAGGTGACATTATTCACATTTACGACATGGACAGCAAACACCTGTTCAACTGCGTGAGACTTATTGAACGGCGTGAGCAAGAGCAGAAAGGAAATCCTCCTCCTGTATATGCGGAAATGATTAAGGAGCTGGTGAAGCGCGGCGTCATCACAGAACGCTATCAGCAGCAATCCTACATGAGAAAAAGCTTGAATGTGGAGGTAAACCTAAATGCGATTTACAATGACTGATTTATTTTGTGGCTCTGGTATAGGTGCGATAGGTTTTCTCGCAGCAGGTTTTGATATTAACTATGCTCTTGATTTTAATGAATATGCGGTGAATACTTACAACCTGAATCACGCTGGTAAACACGCATTCAAGGCTGATGTGCGCGAGCTTGTATCAAGTGACCTGCCTGATAATGACATTATCTCGGGAGGTTTTCCTTGTACCCCCTTTTCACTCGGAGGCAGCAACAGAGGCGAGAATGACGAGCGCCTTGGCAATCTTGGTTATCACTTCTTCAGGATGATACAGGTCAAGAAGCCTATGGCCTTCATCGTTGAGAATGTCGAAGGCCTGACGAATGGGCGACACGTAAGATTCTTTCACTCGCTCATTGGTTGGCTTGAAAGTGCTGGCTACAATGTCGCTTTTCGTGTCGTCGATTGTTGGGACTATGGCGTACCACAGACACGAAATCGTGTGTTTATCGTAGGTATTCGCAAAGACCTTGGCAAGCATTTTGTGTTCCCTGAAGTGCTGCCTATTCATGAACGTCCTACGATGCGTCAAGCGATATCTGACCTTCCTTTTCATCCTGAAGGCAGTAACATCCGCAATCATGTACGCTTTGTGCGTGGCTTCTCCTCGCGTTCTGCAATGATGAACAGGCAGCGCACATGGGACGAACCATCGTATACCATAGTCAGCAATCCTCGTCACCTTCCTTTGCATCCTGAGCCAGCAGGCTACGACTTCAGGCACAGAAGCATTGAGCAGATACATGAGGACGAGAAGAACCATATTATTCGCAGGCTTACAGTTAGAGAATGTCTGCGCCTTCAGTCTGTACCTGATTGGTACTACTTCCCCGATATACCTGGGCGCAAGCTGAACGGCATCCTTGAGAAGCAGCATGAACGCTGTTCCGGTATTCCTCCCATCGTTGCTGAAAAGCTTGGTAAGCGCCTGATTGACACACTGACAGGCGACTTTCAAGAACCGCCTCGACAGAAAAAACTTTTCTCCATTTAAGACTTGCTTAAAAAGCAAGTCTTTTTTCTTATATAACGAGTATCAGACAAGAAAGGAAGTAGAAAGTATGGACGTAAGATTTCAAGTAACTACTGTTGTTGGTGAAACTCGCAAGGAAATTGACTTTTCGCTGGATCGGGCAGATGAAGTGCAGAAGTGGGCGTTAATCTGCGGCATGTTCGAAGTTCTTGGCGTGAACGTGCCTGAAGTGTTTACGACGTATGAAAGGATTGGTAAGGCGTACAAGGACTTCTTTGACCAAGTTAGACCTGAAGAACCTAAAGTTATCACTGTTGAGGCAAGCGCCGTTACAAACGTGCCTATAATGACCTCGCCACCTGTCAAACACATGCATCACAGCATCAGTCAACATGATATAGACGCGCTCAAATATGCTATGCAAGGCGGCGAAGTGACATACAAGTGCCGCGTATTCTGTGACTGTGTATCTTACTCACAAGTTACATACATTGCACAACACACCAAGAGCGTTAACTGTCCTTCATGTGGTAAAAAGCTTCGCGTCTATCAGACGATGGACAAGTTCCTTGAGCCTGACAAATTCGGCAATTATTTCAGGGCAAAGCCTGCAATTACTGATTAAAGGAGGAATGACAAATGCGTTGGGTATTTCATCAGTCTCATGGACGTATTTACGCCGTATCTGTGTATGCGCGTAAGGACGCCTTGCCGGAGTACATGACACTCGAAGAGTTTCGCGCCTTCAAGCGCGGCTCCTGAAAAGGTGGTGACAGATAATGTTGGTATTATCGTGTGAAGTTTGTACATCCCCGCTCACTTTAGAACAAGGTACGGAGCGTGACCTGCTCAAAGCTGCCAACATCATCTGTCCTGTCTGTCAGCAGCGCTCGCCTATTCCGAACAGCCTGAAAGCCTTCATCAAGAAAAACTATCGTGTACCAAGAAAGGTGGAAAAAGATGGGTCCGAGTGAACTTCCTGCAAGTCAGTTGTCTGACGCTGAACTCATTGCCGAGTTCGAACTCGCTTGTCGCGGTGGTGATCATGAATTTGCTCCCGAATATCGCGCTGAACTCTCTGAGCGCCTTTCTAAGCGCGCTTATGACGCTGACCTGTATCAGCAGCTTAAAGAGGCGCCCCTGTACGCAGCAGTCATTCAAAGGCTTGTAGCGCAGCAGGAAAAAGGTATCAAGAAGTACGGTGCGCTGCTCAGTGGGAAGACCTATTCCGTAGACGAGTATATCGAACACGTACAGCAGGAACTCACTGACGCGCTCGTGTACTTCGAAGGCCTGAAGCAGCAGCTTGAACAGCTTAATAGCAGCAGACTTCCAGTGTATTTACAGTTTCCTAATTGGGTTCCGAATGATTGACGAGGACAATCCTGCCCCGCGGTACAAGCTGAAGACCTTTCAACGTATACGCCACACAAAGAACTCACGCCTACCTCATGCCTGCGTGTACTGCCTTCAGGTCATTCCTTCAGGCTCGAACCTCATAGAAGTATCCGGCAAGAGCCTGAAGTTTTATTATTACTATGTATGTCGTGCATGTTGGGAGGAGGACGACATGTGAGGTTTACACATCTGCATGGCCTGTCAGTAACCGAGTGCTTAGAGGTAGAGCAGCGCATTATAGAACTTATCCATAAGAAGCCGAAACGTAAGGTATTCTATTTTCAGCACAAGACGCACAAGCTCTGCTGCTTTTCCGTAGGTGTGCAGCTTTGGGAAGTCGTGAAAGACGTATGGGAAGACTACTAAGGAGGAATCAACATGGAAGAACAACAAGGTCAAACTGAAGTCAAGAAGGAAGTTGTCGCGCTGCGTCCTGAAGTCGCATGGTTCGCTGAACAGATGGAACTCACGCTGCGCAAGAATGACGCCAAAGGCGGTTGGGTGTTCACTGACAATCAGTATCTCACGAACAAAATTCAGGAACACGCCGAGAAGATCGGCCTGACGCTTGAAGGAGGATTTCCTTCAGCAGTAATCCTTGAGTACGCTGTACACGCTGCGAATTATGCAATGATGGTAGGCGACAACGTAGCCGGACCGTACACAAGATAATAATGAAGCGCCTCAAAAAAGAGGCGCTTTTCTTCAAGAATTTTCTTGACATGTAAGTGTCAAAAATGATATATTATATACATAAGGAACACACAAACGGAGGCGATTCACAAATGACAAAAGCTTTTGAAAATATAGATGGTTTATTCGCTACAGCAAAGCAGCTAACTAATGAAATTTACGATTATGCTGAAGCCAATAACACATTAGAGTATGTAAAAGAAGCGGAGTCTACAGAAGGAATTTTGTGTAACGTGTACGCTGTAAACGGCGAGTATTACTATTCATTAGCATAACAAAAGGAGCGGATAAACAATGAACCTGTACTACATCACTTTCAAACTCGGAAGCCGGAGCATTAAAGTCACTCAACGGGCAATGAACAAGCAAGCAGCGATAGTGGCAGCAAAAGGCAAGTTGACTTGGAGAGAGCGTGACCGCATCACTGACATTGAGGTCATTGAAGACAAAAACAACATATAAGGCCTTCGGGCCTCAAGTAATGCAGCCTACGGCGGTTCCAAGCCCGCGCAAATGCAGAGGACTTGAAAATACAAAGGAGGAATTAACATATGACAACAGAAGTGATGACCTCGGACCTGCAAGTGCAAGGAACCCCTGAAGAGCAGCGCGTTTTCAACTCCGACGTGACAATTTCAGAACTGAACAGAGCTTACAGGCTGTTCAATGAACACATCTTCAATAACTACCTCGAAGACGCTTATATCATCGTCACAAGCACAGCGAAGCAGAAGGCAAATGGTTACTTCACTGTACAGAAGGTGTGGACAGACGTTGAGAATAAGATTGAACGTCACGAAATCGGTATCGGCGCTGAGTACATGAACAGACCTTTGCTCGAAATCATGAGAACACTGTTGCATGAAATGGTTCACCTGTACTGCGAGAGCAATGAAATTCAGGATACATCCAGGCAGAATCGTTATCATAACAAGAAGTTCAAGAAGGCCTGCGAGGAAAACGGTATGTTCTATCCTGAAGGCTTCGTACCTGACGACAAGTACGGATGGTCAGCAGCGCAGCTTACACCCGAGACTGTTGAACTCGTTAAATCCTGGGAGATCAATGAGGAGGCGTTCAAGCTGTACCGCAAGCGCTTCGACACAGCGCCTAAAGGTGACGACGAGGAAGAGAAGAAGCCGCGCGTCCTGTTCAACATCAAGCACATGTGCCCCAAGTGCTTCGCAGAGTTCAAAGCGCCTGCGCCTCTCAACGTGACATGCAACGAGTGTGAAGAGGAATATCTGGTGATGGAATGACAACAAAAATAAGGCCTCCTTCTCAGGAGGCCTTTTCTTATGCTTTATAAGTCCATATGCGCTCAATAGGAACCTTTAATGCGGATGAAAGTATGAAGGCTGTTTCTAACGAAGGACTCTGTACCTTATTGTTGGCTAATCTGTTGATTGTCTCTCGTGACAGTCCGGACAATTTTGCAAGTTCAATCTGATCAACGTTAAGCTCAACCATGACGAGCTTCAGTTTGCATTCGAGCATTATCATTCACCCCCTTTGTTGGAGAGATACACACTGTCACGAGAGCGCTACAAAACGTCGCGGAATTTGTGTGACGTGGAATGCACATAAGTGATTTCCGATGCATATGATGTATCAAGAGAGGAGACAAAGACAAATGAGCAGCGACAGCAAGAGCAAGGAAGGTACAGAGGAGCAAAACGTTGGCGCGGCCTGCTCCTTCTGCAAATGTGACAGTTTTGAAAATTCTCTTTTACTTCATCGTATTGAAGACGGCTTGTATTTATGTCAACAATGTTCTGACAATTTAAAAAAAGGATGGGATGACGGATGCTTACTATTAACATACGACTTGCTGAAATTTGGGAATTACAACGGAAGCGTGACCTCACCGAAGCCGAGGAACTCGAACTGAAACAATGCCTTCAGGCTAATGCTTCATATGTGCGCAAGCGCTCTGAGTTCCTGAATTGGATGTATGTCGCCTCTCTTACAAAGGACATCGAAGAGGAAGCGAAGTATGCCGCTGAAATTATCAAGCTTGATATGAAGTATACAGCAAGTGTCGTCTGAGGTCATCAGGAAATAATTGACGCTCTTTTGTCAAAAAAGTTATTCCTCCCTGTTGCATTAAAACTTATCATGTAGTATACTATATATAAAGAGGTTAAGCATAAACGACAGGGAGGAATTTTAAAATGATCAACCTTCAAAAGAAGACTCTTATCGTCGGTGGTACTTACAAGGTCAACAAGGACAGCAAGCTCAAAGTGCGCAACAGCAACGTGGCAGAACTCAAGGCAGGCGAAACCTTCAAGCTTCATTACTACGGCATTCCTGTTCTCGTGATGAACGGCGCAGACGAGGAGCGCTATTGTTCCTTGAACTGCCTGACAAAGCTGCACGAGGCGGGCGCAATCGAAGAAATCCTTCATTAATCAAACTGGCTGCGCTTGATCAATCAGGCGCAGCCTGAAAGGAGGCAGCGTACTTGGCTAAAATATACCACTATCTGCGCATTATCAAGAAGCTCGACGACATCAGCTACAAAGGTCATAAGCTCACAGCCAATCAGCGCAGGCTCTATGCAAGGCTTGACAACTGGCGTGACAGAGATTATTGGCGCAAGCAGGAAGAGAAGGCGCGCAAATACAGCAAGCTCATTGACACATTCACGCTCGGCGAACCTTCACCTGTAGCACCGAAAGGCATTGTAAGTTCTGTTATGCTCAAGAATCATTCTTGTGACACATAGGTCATATATTAGTAAAATCCTAAACGAAAGGCGGTGACACACATGAAATTCATCAAATGGATTAAGAGCTTCTTCCCGGCAATGACTGTTGAAAACGGCAATGTAGATTACTATAACCTGTAAGAAGAGAGGAGCGGGCGGGATGAACGTCATATCAACCGGAATTGTAAGGCGTATTGACGACTTGGGAAGGGTAGTTATTCCAAAAGACATTCGTAGGAAGATGGGGCTTCAACCCGGCGACTGCGTTGAAATGGGCCTTTCAGGTACAGCACTTATTGCTTGGAAATATGAAGCTGACGACACAACGCCTGTGAACCTCGGTCAAACGGAAATTGGTGCAATCCTGTTTTGCCTCGCTGATTACAATGAACATGGTCCTGAAAAGGAGTGGAGCCTTGATAAGGAGGCGCTGCTGCTCAAGCTCAAGGACGCTTTCACACGCCTGCAAGTTCCCAACTCTGATTGAAGGAGGACAGCACACATGCCGTACTGTGCTAATGCTGAATGTAAGGAGCCTTATGATAAGGTGCTGAATCGAATCTCAGGCTTAACGTACTTCGCTATTGATAACGGCGAGTGGTGCTGTGGCTATGAGTGCTACAAAAAGGAAATGGCGAGACGCTTTCAGGTAACGCCCGCATTAGATATGAAGGTCACGCTTGATATTCTCTCTGAGAAGTTAGCGCCCATTGGTATCATGCCTCGCAAGCTCTGGCTTGAACAACGCTTTGAAGAAGTACGCAGCGCAATACAGCGCTACGAAATGTCTGCGTATCCTGTACCTGAAGAATGGATTTCAGAACTCTGCTCACTTGCAGAACAGCTTGTACATTTCAAAGAAGAGAGGATGTATGGAAATTGGAAGGCAAATGGCTCATAGGTGAAACTGAAATTCCTGCTTGGCTCATGACTGAAAAGTATGATACGCGAGAGGATGCTATTGCAGCAGGCCTCGAACGCTTCAAAGGCGACGAGTTCGATATCGGTCAGGTCATGACATTACCTATTCGCGCTGTAGCAGACGTAGAGGCAGTTCTTGATCACATTCACGAGAATCATGTTGACGAACACGAACTTTACGCCGAGGAAGACGACATATTTAAACAGGTGACGCCTGAGCAATACAAAGACCTTGACACAAAGCTTCGTGCGGCTATCAGCGCATGGATCACCGAAAACAATATCAAGTCACCTGCCTTTCAGATCAACGGGGAGACTGTTGAAACAATTCACCCCGATAGCACCAGGTGTGTGCTGTGTAATGAGAATGAAATTGACAAAACGTTGTCAACTCCTTGGTGTACTCCTTGTTCAGACGATATAAACAAACCTTCATTCGGAAGGCACAAAACATAATTGATTACGCCTCGCAGAAGCGGGGCTTTTTTATTTTTATTTCTCCCCCATACAAAGCCTGTACAGAACGTGCTATAAGGTGTGAGGTTCATTCGTGAAACACGAGCTACTTTGGAATGTATTAATTGACGGTTTGAAAGCGAGGCGCGCCATATGAGGTTCATCATACAAACTGAGTATGCAGAGGAGTGTTATGGCTTCTCATTCGTTGTAGGCAAAGACGATGACGAACGCTGGAAGCTGATAATCCTGTTCCTATGCTTCACCATATCATTCTCAGTAAACTAAGCCTTGTTACGCTGCTGAAAGGAAGCTCTGTTCCCCCTTCCTGTGTTCTCCTCCAAGACAATACAGATAAGGCTTGCGCGCAGAGGACACTTAAATGTGTCGTCCCCATCCTCATGGCGTTTATCCTACTGGGAGACGCGAAACGGACCGAGGTCAATAATATGAATAGCCTCCGAGCGCTATAGCATACAAGCCTGACAGAGCTTCCTTTCATCAGCATAATAAGACGCATCACACACGACAGAAGAAAGGAGGGCGCATCACTATGGATCAACTTCCTCAACGAGAAAAGTTCGGACGCAAACCTAAACTAACCATAGACGTAATAAAAGAGGTAGAAATACTCCTCAAGCAAGGACACTACACGTCAACAATAGCGCAGTACCTCAAGATCAACACAGCAACGTGGTACTTGTGGATAAAGAACGGCGAAGAAGTTCTATCAGCTATAAATGAGTTAGATGATACATTGACTGCTGAAGAAGTAGACAACGTATTGACCAACTTGAATCCGAATTGGACATTGTACCTGGATTTTATCGAAGCCGTCAATAGAGCGCAATCTGTAGCAGAAATGCGCAACCTCGAACTCATTACGAAAGCTGCAAAGAAAAGTTGGCAGGCTGCCGCATGGTTCCTTGAGCGTCGTCATCGTGACAAATGGGGACAGAAGATTGACGTTGCCTCTAAGAATGTCGATGTCAGCGCACTTGATAGGTTCCTGAACGCTGTGGATACAATAGCAAACACAGATGC